CAAGGTCAGCTTCGACCTGACGGCGGATGCGCCCGGTGACTGGGCGTTTCACTGCCATCTGCTGCTCCACATGCACGCGGGGATGTTCCGTGTCGTCACCGTCCGTCCGCTCGAGGGAGAAGCGGCATGAAGTCTCTTTTGGGCATCGTCCTTGTCACGATCGCAACGCCTGCTCTGGCGCAGCATGTTCATGACGCCACTGAGCAGCAGGCCCCGACCGATCCGCACGCGCAGCATCAGACGGATGAGCCATCGGCTGGTCCCCATGCCGGGCACGCCATGCCGCCGAAGGCTTCGGAGCCAAAAGATCCGCACGCCGGCCACCAGATGCCCTCATCCGCGCCGATAGATGCGCACCAGGCGCATGTCGGGCATGAACCCGGCATTCCCGATCCGCCAGTCAAAGGTCCTTCCGCGGCAGCATTGGTTGGCCCCGCTCACGCTGCGGATGACGTTTTCGGCGTTTCGGCAATGGCTCCGGCGCGCAATATCGTCCGCAAGGAACATGGCGACATCAAAAGCGGCATGATCCTGATCGATCAGCTGGAAGCAACCATCGGCGAGGGCAAAGACGGTTTCGCCTGGAAGGCTGAGGGCTGGTACGGCGGTGATATCAATCGGATCTGGGTCAAAACCGAGGGTGAAAGCCGCTTCGGCGAGAACCCGGAACACGTCGAGGTCCAGGCACTCTGGAACCGCGCGCTTGATCCGTGGTGGAATCTCCAGGCGGGCCTCCGGCAGGACTTCGGTACCGGTCCGGACCGCACCTATGCTGTTTTGGGCGTGAAGGGTCTGGCGCCTTACTGGTTCGAAATCGACGGTGCGCTGTTTGTGTCAAACAAGGGGGATGTCACCGCGCGGATCGAAGGGGAATATGATCAGCGCCTAACCCGAAAGCTCGTCCTTCAGCCACGAGTCGAACTTAACTTTGCTGCACAGGATGTGGCCGAACTCGGGATAGGAACCGGCTTTTCGACTGCCGAACTCGGTCTTCGCCTGCGCTATCAGTTCGTGCCCGAGTTCGCTCCCTACGTCGGCGTTGAATATGAACGAGCTTTAGGCGGCACTGCGGATTTTCGGCGTGCCCGGGATGAGGGCGCAGGAGGATGGCGTTTCCTGATTGGTGTTTGCTCCTGGTTTTGATGACTGATCGGACATGCAGGCGGACTCTGATCGGATCCATAAGATTTTAGCTGGGCCATGGTCGAGCACCAGATAGCCACCACGACGGTGGACGTGCGCGGTGGCTATTCTTCCTCAGCCAGTTTCCGAAAGAATCCGATATCTTCGTCCGGCTCATCCCACCTTTCTGCGATCTTGGCCCAGCGATCGACCCTCTCGCGGAAATCGGGATCGTCGATGGAGACATGGAAGGTGTAAAGCCGGTTCACGATCTCGCGCATCAGGTCACGCATCTGATCATCGTCGAGGTGGGAAACGTCGTTCCAGGCAATCTCGCGCCCATCGGCATCGATGACGCGAACATCGGAATAGTCACCGGCATGGGTGACAGGGACGATTCCCGCATGAAGGGTCTCGAGGCCGGTGTTGCGGACACACATCATCGCCAGAGTCTTCGCCATCATGGCGGCAATGCGCTTTTCATCCTCGCGATCCATAAAAACAGGGTGCCATAATGGCCAACCATTGTCTGCCACCCTGTACTTTCATCAGCCAATCCGCGCCTTCGCGGTCTTCCGGAACACCACGCCCGCAATGCCGGTCAGCGCCAGCACCACGGTCAGGACGTCCGCCTGGGTCAGCCCCTCGGGCAAGATGCCGAGTGCCGCGGCCACGCCCCACAGGCTGCCGATGACGCCGGTCCAGATGGCCCTGGATGCCCACCAGGGTTTCAGTTCTTCCATGTCGTTTCTCCATGAAAAGCCCGCGGGAATCGCGGGCGGACGGGTTGGTGATGATGTCGGACGGTCAGGCTTCGTTGGTGGACAGGGCGCCGTTGGCGGCCAGCTGGACCGGCTTCGCGCTTGCAGGCGCCTTGCGGTAGGCTGGCCGGCGCATGGCGATGCAGCGGTCCCGGGCGATCCGGGTGATGGTCACCCCGTCGGACTGGTTGCCACCCAGCACGTGGAACGCGCCGTAGTCCTCGCCGACATAGAGCCCGACGTGGCCGGATCCCTGCGCGCGGCGGAACACCAGGATATCGCCAAGCTGGGCTCGATCGGCGGATTTCCCGAACTTACCCCAGTTGCGCGCCCATAGCGGGCCTTCCACGACCGGCTTGCCCGCGCGCTTGGCGACCACGGCCATGAACAGCCCGCACCAGGGGATGGCATCGTCATTGTAGACCTTGGCGAGACCCGTTTCTTTCGCCCAGCCGAGGATCACGAGATTGTCGGCGGGCCCGGCCACCTCGAAGGTGCCGTACAGCTTGCGGGCCTCCTCCAGCATCCTGGGCAGCGGACGCAGGTCATCGATCCAGCCATAGGCCGGTGGCAGCGGTTTCATGGATGTCTCCCGGGAAGTTAGCGGCCGGACAGGCCTTTGACGGTGGCGTAGAGCACGGCGAGCGCGGTCGCGAAGGTCGACAACCATTTGACGAACCGGACCATGCCGGTCGCCGTGTTCCAGGCCTCAAGAAGATCCTTCAGCTCCTTGCGAACAGCCTTCAGGTCTTCCTGCATGGCCTCGAGATCAGCCCGGATCAGAGCAATTTCCACTGCTGGATCGCGATCAGGATTGTCTGCCATCAGCGCCGCCTCCCGATGATGGCGATGTCGCCCGAGGGCACGTCGAGGGCATGTCCGGCCGGCAGATTGAAGTCCGTCTGGCGCTGCCGGGCGCCAGTTGCGTAATGGACGAACAGCGCCTCGCGATCGAGAACAGCCGGTCCGGTCACCACCTCGAAGTGGTACTGCACGCCGGGCGTCCGCCGGAACTTCTGCACCACGCAGCACAGCGTGAAATCATCGTGGAAACGCCGCGTGAATTCCCCGGCCGGCAGGTAACCGCCCCCGTTTTCGACATTGTGCAATCCGGGCGTCCAGCGCTGGGTAATGGGCCCCTTGGGCCCTTCGAACACGTAATCAGCCCACCCGTTGATGGCGACGGACACATGCTCGCACAGCGTCCATTCCACACCGGCATCGTACATTTCGGCGATGGTGGGGTTCAGCTTCGGGGCCACGAACTCCAGCATCGGCCAGAGCCGCCAGGAGTTGGCGGCCCGGCGGAAGGTGAACCCGTTTTTGAACACCCCGTAGTTGATGTCGAGGTCGTCGTTGATGGCGATCACCTCGTCAGTGACCGTGGGCCGGCGATCTGCCTGCATCGCTGTTTTCTCCTAGCTGACCGTCACCGAGACGACCTCGCGCACGTTATGGGTGCCTGACTGGCCGCCCGAGGTGCCGATAGCGGCACCACCCTGGGTGGCAGAGAGGTTGAACGTGTCGGTCGCGGCGTTGATGACGAAATAGGTGGTGTTGGCGAGGATCCCGGTCGGCAGCGCCCCGCTGGTCGTGAACTGCACCCGCTTGCCGTTGGCGAGCCCATGTCCAGCAGCGGTCACCGTTGCGGGACTGGCAATCGTAATGGTGGCCGCGCGTGGCAGCATGCTCGCAAACGGGTTGCCGCTCAGCGCACCATAAGCCTGGTAGGCCGTGATCGGGTTCTTGTAGCCGTAGCGCGTGCCCGATCCGGAACCGGTGAAGCTGATCGCCGCGCCGCCCGGGGTGGCTGCGATCTTGAACGCGCTGGCGCTCACGACGGACTGCACGAAGTATATCGTGAACGCCGTGATCCCGCTGGGCATGCCGCCGCTGCAATAGAACTGGACCGGATCGCCCACGGCGAGGCCATGCGAGGTCCAGTTGATGTTGTTGGTCGGCGACGGGCTGAAGGTGATTCCGGTGACGTTGGTGAGCCAGGCGATCGAACCGGCACTCAGGGTGAAGAGCGTGCCGTTGATGCGCAGGCGCTGCGGGACCGGCGTGGTATTGTAGCCATCGAGGCCGATCAGCGTGCGCGAGGTCGCGGCGTAGATGTCATATTCATGCATGATCGCCCGGATGGTGCGGCCTTGCCACGCGGCGGGGGTGAAGTTGCCGCCTGCAAGATATGAGAAGTAGCCACCGTCGGCGCCGTACTGCTCGCCAGCGCCATATTTATCGCCCCACGAATAGGAGTTCACGGGCAGCGCGATCCGCTGGCCGTCACCACCAGCGCCCAGCAGGGCGCAGAGCACGCCGGCCATCAGCTGACCCCCGCGCCGCTGATCACCCAGGTGGCGGCTGCGACCTTGACCAAGGTTGCCAACCCGTAGCCCTCGAGATTTCGGGTCCCGGTATTGGCGGTACCGGCCTGGCGCAGCGTGTCGGTGGTGATCGCGATGGTCTGGGCCGAGGCGCTGTCATTGTAGACGACGACCGTCGCGCCGATCGGGAAAGCCACCGAGGCATTGGCCGGGATAACGATGCCGCCAGTGGTAATGCTGATATGCTTGCCATTGTCGGTCAGCGCCAGGGTGTAGGCTGCGGTCTTCGCATTCTGCGGAATGCCCCGGAAGCCGACGCTGGTGGTAGCGATCGTGCCCGTGTCGCTGACGGTGGACGCGGCGTTGAGATTGCCGCCGTTGATCGTCGGGCTGGTCAGCGTCTTTCCCGACAGCGTCTGCGTATCGGTGGTGCCGACCACCACGCCCGCAGGCACAGCTTTCCCGGCCCAGGAGGTCAGCGTGGCATTGTAGGCCTGGACGTCGGTGCCGATGACAAGGCCTAGACTGGTGCGTGCGCCGGCTGCCGTGGTCGCGCCGGTGCCGCCACCCGCCACATCGATGGTGCCTGTAATCTTCGCGGCCGCCAGCGAGGTGATCCACGCAGGATCGGCATAGCTGCCGGTGGCCAGCAGTGCATTGGTGCCCTGCGAAGGCGCGGCCAGGGCAACGGTCCAGGCGGCAATCGTGCCGCTGCCGCCGGTCATGCCGACATTGACGACCAGCGCGCCGGTCCCGCTGGTGTAGGAAGTGATCTGGCCGTGCATCCAGTTGGCAGGCGACGCCGTGCTGGTGATCGTCACCCATTGGCCGACGACAAAGACCTTGCCGGTCTGGACCGTCAGCGACTTCGAGCCGGTGCCAATCGCGAGGCTGGTCGTGCTGGTGGCATTGGTGCCGGGCGCGTTGATGGCGGTGGCAGCACTGGCAGCAGCGCTCGCGGCATAGCCGTTGGCCTCGGTCGCGAGCGCATTGGCCTGGGTCACGAAGGTCGGCAATGCACCGAGGAAGGATTCGGCGCGTACGTTGAAGTTCGCCGCATCCGTCCGGGACGGCGGCGTCGGCAGGTCTGTAATGGGCATGAGAGCTCCCTCGGGAGGGTTTAGGCCAGAAAAATCAGGTGAGCCCCTCGATGGTCAGGCTGCAGTAGCTGACCGTCGGGTAGGCAAGGTCGATCGAGAACTCCTTGTAGAACCCGTAGACGGTCAGGCTCTCGAAGGTCTCGGACCCGATCCAGAGGACCGGCGTGGCGCGCAGCGCCGCAAGGTTGCGATGAATGTCGTCGACCGCATCGGTCTGCATGACGACGCGGGCGGTCATGCGCTTGGCAAAGGCCCGCTCGACCACCGAGATCACACCGAACTGGTCGGCTTCCTTGCGGCTGTAATCGATGATGCCGATGTCCACGCCGTGCTCGGTGTCTCCCAGCGAGAGCTGACGTCCCAGCAGCAGCGACCCGCACGACACGATGTCGGCCGGATTATCGCGGGTGATGGTGACGGTGACGACGCCGTTCGCGTAGACCGGAACATCGAGAAACAGCAGCGTCGACTTGCGGCCGATCGGCTCGAAGAACCACGAGAACCAGTTGTCGATGGCATTGCCGCCGAGGTTGAAGCTCTGCGTGCTGGTGTAGTTGGTGACGCCATCAACGGTCAGCGTGACGGTAGCGCTTTCGGCATCGGTGTCGATCAGCGCCACGGCATCGACCGCACCGGGCGCCAGCACGGCCTGGAGTGACGCCGCCCGGGTGCTGGCCGTGCCGACCCGCGCATCTAACATCGCCCAGCGATTGGTGGGACCAAGGTCCAGCCATTTCGTCGGATCGGTCGCCGGGTTGACCCCGGTCGAGGCCGCCAGTGCCTCGTAGCGCCGGTGGGTCGAGGAGAGGATCACCCGGTTGCCGGTCACATAGGAGGTGCCGGCACTCCATGCAGGATGGTCATTTTCAGGCACGGTGCTGCTGGTCAGCATGGCGTCGGTAATCGTGACGGGCCGCAGCAGTTTCATGCCGCAGTCCTCACCGACAGGGCGTCGCCATCCGGAGTCACCCGCTCGAGGATCCGGGCGGTCTTGGTGGTGCCCGAGGCAATGGCGGCTGAGGCAATGCGCTGCTCACCGCGCAGGTCCGCCACTTCCTGCCGCAGAGCTCGCAGCTCATCGAGCAGCGCCGACTGGTCATCATTGGCCGGAATGGTCGCTGTGCCCATCTGGTTGGCGGCGAACTGGTCCCACCAGCCGGGTGCGCTGGATACGGTCGCAGCCGTTTCTGTGGCAGTGCTGCTGCCGGCAGCCTGGCCGATGATCGCCAGCGTCTGTTCGAGGCTGGCCGCCGTCAGGCCCTGCAGCCGCGCCAGATCTTCTGCCGAGCGGGCAGTTTCCGCAGCCTGCGACAGCAGCGCCTGACTGAGACCTGGCAGCGCCTTGGCGGCCTCCTGGTCACCAGCGCGGGCCAGCATGGAGGCATTGTTGAACTTCGCCAGCGCCTCGGCATAGCTACCCGACTTCGTGCTCATGATGCCCCGGATCCGCTCGATCTCGGCAATCAGCGCATCGGTGATCGCCGCCCAGGCCGAGCGTAGCTTTTCGGCAGCACTGGCTGCCGCCTCGGCCGCCTGCCGCTGGTCCTCGAGCGCCCAGATCTGCTGCTGCAGGGCGCGGTTGCTGGCATCAAGCCGGGCGAGATCGAGTGCGCGCAGTGCTGCTGTATCACCCTGCAGTTCGAGCATGCGCCGCTCCAGCGACAGGCGTTCGTCGGCAATGGCTGCGGCACTGGCTGCATCCTGCGCTGCGCCCACCAGGTCCGCGAACGCCGGGGCCAGCTGGATCAGCGCAACATAGGCCGCCCGCCCGGCCTCAGTGGTGAGGTCCTGGGCTTCGACGAGCGCACGGAAACCCGCGATGCTGTCGGGCATGGCGAGACCCATGCTGGCGAGCGCAGAGGTCATCTGCGCCGTGCGCGCGGCGGCCTGTTCGGTGCCGGTGTAATAGAGCGCAAAATACTCAGCCGTAGCCGCGGTCATGTCGCCGACCGTGCCGAACAGCTCGACCAGATCCATCGACGCGGCGATCGTCAGATTGGTGGACCGGCCGAGCATGGACATAGCGCTGGTGACCGCCTCGACACTGGAGGCAACGCGGATCAGGGTCTCGAAATAGCCTTCACCAACCTTCTGGAACTGGTCGAGCCCGGCAATGGCGTAGCGGGCCAGATTGTCGGCCGCCGCGCCGAACACGGCTGCGAGCTTCTCCTGGATCTGCGCGCCAGTCAGACCCTTGAGGTCGATCTTGCCGATGTTGATGACGAAGCTGTCGAGCCGGGCCTGCACCTCGTCCAGCGACAGGCCCAGCGGGCCGGCAGCGGCCGAGATGGCATCGTAGAAGCCGTTGAAGATCAGCGAGAACTGGCGTTCGAGTTCGGCGCTCGCCTCGGAATATTGCGTGCTGTAGCGGGTGCTGGTCGTGATCCCGAGGAACTTCGTCTTTTTCTGGATGTCGGTGTAATACTGGCCCTCGAACCCACCGGCCATGATGCCGCCGAGCGACTGGGCACCGCCATAAATGCCTTGGCCGACGACGCTGGTCTTGGTGCCGAACAGCGATCCGATCAGCTTGCCGATCGCGCCCACAACACCGCCCAGGATGCCGCCGATCACCGGGATCTTGTCGAGGACCGAGCCAACCTTCTGCATGGCCCCGCCCAGGATGGCGGTGACGCCGGTGGGCTTGAACCCGGTCTGCACGCCGGCAGCGAGGTCCTCGGCGCCATTGGTGCGGATGATGAGGTTGGTCAGCCCGCCAATATTGGCCTCGATGCTGCGCAGCGACGCCAGCATGGCCGCCGAATAACGCATGGTCAGCGTGTCGACCTCGCGCAGGTGGTCGATGGCTTTGGCGATGCTCTCTGATTTGGCTTCCGCATCGCCGAACACAGTGCCGGTCCCGTCGTTGGCAGCTTCAGGTTTGGGCCCTCCGCCGCCAAAGGCGCCGCCGATCGCGACACCCAGCGAGGCGATTACCCCGGCTGTGACCGCGCCGGCCGCAATGTTGAGCGGGAACGGCAGCGAGCGGATCGCGTTCACAACCGCCTCGACCGCCTTGATGCCGGTTGTGATGATCGAGTTGCCCTGTTCGACACCCGCGCGCGCCGTATCGGACGCGGCCATGGCGGTGTCGGAGGCGACCTTGGCGGTCGTCTGCGCGCCGATCAGGCCGATCTTCACCGCGGCGTTCTTAATCGCGACCGCCAGCTCATAGGCCCGGAAGGCCTTCTCGGCCGCTTCCAGCGCCTGGAACCCCTTCGAGCCCGCCTTGAAGAAGCCCTTCGCGGCGTTCGCTAGGTTGCCATAGTGATTGATTTCGGCTGCCGCCTGCGCTGTGCGCGCAGCAGCATACTGAAACGAAGACCGGCCATACTCGCGCTCGGCATCGGCAATGCGCCGAGTGGCGGCCTCCTGGTCGGCGGCATAGCGGGCAAACTCGGCTGCAACCGCACCGATTGCGCCGCCGACACTGCCGAAGGCTTCGGCCATGCCCTGCGCCGCGGTCTGGGTCTGGTCCGCCATCTCCTGGAGCGTATCGAGATACTGCTCCTGTTCCTTCAGGCCGAAATCATGCTCGATCAGCTGGGTGCGCGCGGCGCGATAGCGTTCCCAGGCCTCAACCCCGCGCTCGAGCACGATCTGCTCGCGCTCTGCCTCAAGGTTGGCCAGCGCCTGCGCGCGGGCCGACTGTCCCAGCAGCGAGACCTGCAGTTCGAGCGGTGCGACCGTCTGGCGCAGGAATTCCGAGGTCGCGAAGGCGCGGGTCGCCTGTTCCCAGGCCTCGCCAGCTTCGAGAATGGCAATGCGCGCGGCGTCAGTCGGGGCCTTCAGCGCCGCCATGGCAACTTCCATCCGCTTGATCTCGATCGGGGTCTTGCCGATCTTCGCGGTTTCCAGCGCAAGGTTGGCGGCGAACTCCTGCGCGGCCTGCAGGGCGCGCTCGGCCTCGCCTTCCTCGCGGCTGCTGCGGCCGGAGCCAGCGCGGCCCGCCCGGTCCGAATGATCAGCGCGGATCCCGGCAGCGTCGGCGGCCAGGCGATCGCGGGCAGCCTGCAGGGTGTTCTCGCGCCACTGGGCGGAGAACGCATCCATCATGGTCATGGCATCACCAAAGGCCGAGGTGAACTCATCGCGCACCGTTGCCCCCATGCGGGCGGTCGAGCCGGCAAAGCTGTTTTCCATGCGCGGCAGGGCGACGGTCTCGATCTGGCTGATGGTCGCAAGACCCACCCGATCGAGCACCGGGTTGACCCAGCTGGCCAGCCAGTTCAGCGCGGCGATGGCTTTGTTGGCGAGATACTCGATCCCGCTGATGGCCAGGTTGGCCGCGCCAACGGCGGCCTCACCGATCACGCCGGGCAGCGCTTGCCAGACGGTGCGGATCGCACCGAAGCCGCCGACCCAGCCGGCATAGATCACGGCAATGCTGATCTTGCCGACCTCAAGCACCTTCTGGAACGCCCAGACGGCCCAGTCCTTGAGGCTGGAGAACACCGGACCCAGGTTGAGACCGTCGCTGATGGTGCGCCACAGCCCGCGCATGACGTCGCCGGCCGTGATCCCGACCGGGCCCAGCTTTTCCATCTCCTTGGCCGTCAAACCAAGGCTCTGGGCATAGCGGTCGAGTTCTCCCGACTGCTTCACGCTCGACTGGAACATCTTGAAAGCGCCGAAGGCGATCCCGGCCGCCGCTGCTGCGGCCAGCAGGTAGGGATTGGTGAGCGCGGCCGCCGCTGCACTGGCGGCAAGCCCCAGCACGGCCCGCGCCATACCGCCGATGCCGACGCCGGCCTGCATCGCGATCTGCCCGATCTGCGAGCCCTGCTGCATGAACACGGTCATCGGCTTCTGGCCCGAGGCCAGGCTGACCACCACGTCATTCAACTGGTAGACGAGGTTCTGCATCTGGTGACCGGCAAGCTTTGCCGAACCGCCCATCCGGGTGATGCCGCGCGTACCGACTGCCTCGATGGCCCGGTCGGCACGCCCGGCGGTCGCGGCGATATCATTCATCGCGCCGCCCACGGTCCGCTTCATGTCGGCCATCTCCTTCTGGAGACGGGCAACATTGGTGATCATCTCGATTTCGAGGGTGCCGGCTTTCATGGGGCATCCTCCTTCGAGCGGATCAGGGACCGGAAGGCCTGGGTGACCTTGCGGGAAATGGTGGCGCGGTTGTGTTCATCGGCGACGGCGGTCCAGGGCGCCGGGCAATCGGGTTCGCGCGCATTCTGGCTCTCGGTGACGAACTCGACCGAGAGACGACGGAGCAGCCGGCAGATCCACGGTGCCAGTTCAAGCCCCATGCACGACTGCCAGTGGGCGATGGTCGCCCATGACAGCGGCACCGGTCCCATGGCACCGGGCTCCGATGCGCCGATGTCCATCAGGGTATCGATGATCCAAGGGGCACGGATCGGCGGCATGTCGGGGACGATGCCGTCTGCCGTCATGCGCTGGAGGCGGGTCTGCGGGTCGGGCTCGTCCGTTGTTTTGCTACCAGACTGGCGCGGTTTCGGCGCGGTGCCGAGCCAGGCCAGCTGCCGGACGTAGAGGGTCAGCTCGCGGCCGAGCTCGTCGTAAAATTTGCCCAGTCATTGATGTGTGCTGCGACCTGGGCGGCAATGAAGCCGATCGAGGGATCCTCGTAGGCCTTGCGGAACAGGGCGGCCCCTTCCAGCCCTTCGGCCGGCGGATAGGTGAAGTGGTTGAAGCTGACCGTGCAGGCCGCGAGGAACTCGGCCTGTTCGGCGAGCTTTTCCTCGGCCGTCTGGTCCATGCGCCCACGCTTCTTGATCTTGTCGACCAGCAGGTTCTGCTGACGGGCCTGGGCGCGCTGGTAGATCCGGGTGCCCGGGCCATAGACCGTGATCGAGAGGCGGTTGCCATCCGCGTCATGAAGCGGCGCGTCATCGCCGCCAACCAGTTCCACCGTGGAAGTCTCGGTGGCGGCGAGCTTGGTAATGTCGAACATGAAAATCTCCGTGGGGGTAAATGCGGTGAATGGGAGCCGTAATCACCGTAAATCATGCGGCGATTGCGTCAGCGATCAGGGGGCGAGAACTTCAACCACGCCGACACCGGCGGAGTTCGTGGTGAGTTCGAGGGTGACGCTGGCCGTGGTGATCTGGTCAACCGAGCCTACGTTGACCTTGAAGCTCATGACCTGCGCCTGGAAGTAGTACTTGTCGCCATTCTGGGTGGTGACGCAGAAGCTGTGGTCGCTGTCCGAGGTCGAGGCGTCCTTGAGCAGTATCTGGCCCGCATCGTCGGTATCGAGGCCCACCTGGACGGTCATGGCACCCTGGTTGAAGCTGCCCTTCTTCTTGACGACGCCGCGGCTGCCGACGGGATTGAAGGTGACGAGATTGTACTCCCGGCCGAACTCGCCGAGGTCCGACACCTCGCCAACCAGCGTCATGGTCAGCGCGTTGTAGCCGGTGGGATCGAAGGTCGCAGGGGTGGAAGCCGACACCTTCAAGGTGGTGCCGGCGGAGGTCCGAACGGTCATGGCAATGGGTCCTTATGAAGGTGAGGCTTCAACGTGCCTCGTTGAATGAGACGCGGAAGTCCTGCGTCTGCATGTGGATGCCGGTCCCCTCGTCGAGGAAATCAGGACCAGCGGAATCGGTGTGGACGGTGACGTCGGTGAGCCCGTCGATTGCGGGCATGCGGTCGGCTGCTGCCGCCCGGACTGCGCGCATAACGGCCTTGGCAGCCGGATAGGTGGCGGCGAGCACCGTCACCTGCACCCGCTCAGTCACCCTGCGTTTCGGGCCGGGCGCGACGATATTGCGGTCGGTGCTGCTGACCGACATGAGCGAAATCGTCGGCAATCCGGTCCCCTGCGGGACGACGCCCGCCACGATCCGGGCTGCAGGGACAAGCGCCGTCATCCCTGTGTCAGCCACCAGGAGTGAGCGAACCGCAATCACTCCGTTCATTCGTCATCGACCTCGAGGCTGGGCGCCTTGAGGTTCCCGATCTGGACCCGGTGCGCGATGTAAGCGCCCATGGCGTTCACGGCTTCCTGGGCCTTCTGGTCCAGCGCCGGACGCAGGAACGGCTTGGCTGCATGGCCCGGGTGCATGACCAGGGGACCGACGAAGTTCTCGCCGATCTTCAGGCTGCCGCGCTTCACCATCTTGTTGATCGTGCCGATGCTGGCCTTGCGGGGCCCGCGACGGGTGTTGCGCACGGGCTTGTCCGCCTCGGCGACCGAGATCAGGTGCGGCGCGACGCCGTATTCAATGAACAGGCCGAGATAGGAGCCGGACCCGCGGAGCTTGACGTAGGAGCTGAGCCGACTGCCTGCCGTCCGGGTGCCGATGCCGATCGCCTTCTTGAGCTGGCCGGTGCGGACCGGGACATTGGCCTTGGCCTGCTGCTGGATGACCTTGGCCCCGGCACGCAGCCCGCCGCGGATGACGTTGCGCTCGAGGTTCTTGGGTAGTTCATCAAGCATGCGCAGCAGTTCAGGGCCGCCCTTGAGCCGGATCGTCATGGCGCGGCTCCTTCGCTGCTGTGCTGCTCGACAATGAGCTCGATGCCTTCCCGACGGCCGATTTCGGCTGGGCCCGACACGATCTGCAGGACGCGGGTCCCGATGATCACCCGCATATCGGCGGTTATCCCAGCCAGATGCCTCATGCGGATCCGCGCCGGCCGATTGGCGATGACGATTCTGTCGGCTAGGCGCTCGGCCCGGCTCGGCAGGACGTCCTGCACCTCGGCCCAGACCGTGGCGAATTCCACCCAGGTGACGGTCTCCGTTCCATAGAGGGGATCAGGGGTGGCGATTTTCCGCTCGATCCGGATCCGGGTGTCGAGCCTGGATGCTAGACCCATCGCGCGGCCAGCTGGTTGACGAGGGTATCAAAGGCGAGAGAGGTCGCACCCTCGCGGTTTTCGAACAGGGAGGCGGTTTTCACGAGGATCGCGGCCCGGGCAATCGCCAGATCGGGGTGGCCTTCGGCAAAACCCGCCGACAGGGTAATGGTGATCAGGCCATCGGGGCCGAGGTCAGGCCATGATTTGCCGGCAGCAGGTCGGATCCGCATAAACCCGTGCCGTGTGCGGGCAACGTAGTCGGTCTCGGGCAAGGTGACCGCAACACCGCCGGCGGTAGTGTAGGTTATGGCCGCAATCGTCACCGGCCGAATCGGCACGGTGATTTCATCTGGCCATGCCTCCAGCACCATGGCGAGAGTCTGCGGGCAAAGCCGCATGTCCGTGAGTCGTTCGAGTTCGGCCTGGGCGACATCAAGGTGGACGGCCAGCAGCATGTCCTCGTCATGGGCGTCGAGACGCAGCTGCTGGCGTGCTTCCTCGACCGTCACGGCACGGTCCTGGGGCGGATCGATCGTGACAATCTCGGACATTATTCCGCCTTGGTGCGATGCGTGGATCCCGATTTGCGCGTGACCGCAGGTGCAGGTTCGTCGGATGCGACTTCCACCGCGAGCCCGCGTTCGATCAGCTGGCGGCCGAAGTGGTCGTCGAGCTCGAATGTCTGGCCGGCCAAGATGTTGTTGGAGCTGACCGAGCTGATGTGCAGGGTATCAAGGGCTTTGAGGATCATGGGTTATCCCTTCCGGAGGATGAGAGGGGCCGGAACGAGCCGGCCCCGTCATCATCAGGCGGCCGTTGCCGCGGTGGCAGCAGCCGCGAAGTCGCCCTTCACGAAAGCCTCGGGGCGGTAGACTGCGAGCGCGAGACGCTCTTCGGCCAGGACCGTCACGAGGTTCTTGCGGAAGTTCTGGTCGTCCTCGGTCGAGATTTCGACCATGGCATCCATGCGGTCGAAGATCTGCGCACCGAGCTGGAAGGCGCCGGTCAGGAATTTGCCCGTCGCCATCGACTGCGTTGCCACCACCGGCTGGCCCCAGAGAGTCGGCGAGAGGTTGCCCTGCGGATTGCCGATGATGAACTGGCCGGTCGTGTCCTTGAGCAGTTCGATCGCCGCCCAGTCGGCAGGGTGCAGCACGACGCCCGTCGACATCAGCTCGGAAAGCGCGGTCTGCAGCATGGCGAGGCGCAGGACATCGATGCGGGTGACAGGCGCCGGGATCGTGATCGGTGGCGCAAAGGCGGTTGCCTGAGTGTATACGCCGTGCAGATCGGTGCCGGTACCGCCGCCATTCAACAGCTGGTTCTCTTCAACCAGCGCCAGGCCATAGGTCAGGCGGCCGTCGATGTAGGACTGCAGCATCGGCACATCGTCGAGGATCTGGCGGGTGGCCAGAACCCAGTGGGCGATCGTGGTGACGCTGCTGGTCACGACATCGAACTTGATGTCGGTCTGCGGCTTGGTGGCGCCGGCCGTTTCCGAAACGGTCGCGGCGGCATTGGTGAAGCCGGTTTCCTTCACATACTGGACGGCATTGCTATTGGTGCGACCCGGCGTCAGCAGGTCGCGGACCGTCAGACGGCGCTGCCCCGGTGCGATAACGCCCGGAATGCGGTCCGGCACGATCAGGTCGCCGGCCGAGCCATTGGCATCGGTCGTGAGCGATGAGATTATCGACTTTACCTCGACACTGGCACGGCCCCGCGCGGTCTTGCTGTTCAGGAAAGGCTGGATCGCCTCGTTGGTGACGACCTTTTCACCGAGCGTGCGCGGCTCGTGACGTTCGTCGTCCTGCTTCTTGCGGGCAAGCTTCTGCTCGACCTCATCGAGGCGGGCCTTGGCTTCATTGAGCGCGGTCAGCGCCTCGTCGGCCAGCTGCTTGGTCGCGGCCGAGAGTTCTTCACCCTTGGCGGCCTTACCGAGGGCTTCCTCGGCGAGCGCCTTGACCTCGTCATGGCGGGTATCGAAGTCCTTTTTTACGGCCTGCTGCTGCGCATCGAACGCAGCCTTCACTTCTTGCGCCAACTGGTCGGCGCTCTTGGTCTCGGTCATGGGATTGCTCCGTAGGAGGTGGGTTCAGCCGCGGATTTGCGCGGCAAGAGCCGACAGAAAGTCGGTGTTGGACTCACTGCCGGACTCACTCCGGAGCAGCGATTTGAGGCCTTTGCCCGCGATTGCGGTGGCCTGGCTTTTCGAGAACCCTGCCTCGCGCAGGAAATTCTCAAAATCGGAGAGCGACGGCATCGTCTGCCCGTCGGTGACGGTCTTGACCGCGGTCACCTTCGCTTCAGTGTTCATGGGCATGGTGACGAGGCTGATTTCGCGAAGATCGATCTTCTTGAGGCGCAGGACGCCGGCCTTGTAGGGGTCGGGTGCAGCACCGCCCTTGGGGATGGTGTAGCCGATCGAGAGGCCGCCAAGCGCGCCGTGCTTCAGCTTGCCATAGGCGCGCTGCGCGACGGGATCGCCGTCGAGGATCAGCTGACCGCGTACGAACAGGCCTCGGTCATCCTCGAAGATGTCGCGCCAGACGCCGATGGGCTCGCGCTGGTCGTGCTGCCAGAGCATCGGGATGCCCCAGCCTTCGGCCCGCGCCTTGGCGACGCTCTCCCGGAAAGCGCCCGGCTCGATGAGATCGCCGCCCTGGTCGACATTGCCGAAGGTCGAGGCGTAGCCCTCGAACTGCCCGGTGTCCTGAAGGTCACTGGATTTGAGGGTCAGGGTGAGATGTTTCATTTAAGGGGCTCCGATGGGGCATTCGCTCCGGTTGGCGGCAGGATTCCAGCAGGGGCACCGGCCTGCGTTATGGGCACGTTCTGCATCTGCATGCGGGGGACATCGCCGCCTTCGAGGGGCGGAAGGTTCTCAAGCGTGCGGACCTCGTTGATGGTCATCACGCCATTGGTCAGCATCTGCTGATAGAAGGAGGCCCGCGCACCGCTGTCACCGCGCAGCAGGCCTTCCAGGTTGAACTCGATGACAAGACCAGCCTGCCGGTCGGCTGGCGAGAGGAGCTGCTTAGCGAGCGCCTGTTCGATGCGCTTCAGACGCCGACGCAGCGTGAACTTCTGGAACCCCAGCGTCTGCTGTTCGAGGCCGGTGCCCCAGCTGGTGGTCTTCTCGGTGTGACCGACCATGAACGGCGGGACGCCAAAGAACCGGCACACCTCCTCGACCGAGAAGGCCCGGCTTTGCAGCATCTGCGCATCTTCCGGGCTGATCGAGAGCTGGACCCAGTCCATGCCCCGGTCGAGCAGCATGGGGCGTCCGGCATTGATCGCGCCGGCAAACTTCTCCTGCAGTAGCTCCTCGGCCTGCTTGCGCTGATCGAGGGTCAGGCTGTCGGCAGTCTTCAGAAGTCCCGAAGGCCGCACCCCATTACGGAAGGTGTCGCCTGAGGCTCGTTCGATGGCCTGTGCCAATCCGAAGGTCTGACGCCCGAAGCTGAGTGTCGATAGGCCGCCCAGCGGGTTACCGCCAAAGCCCCGGATGTGGAGCATATTGTCCTGGCCGACGACGCTGCGAATGCCGCCATCAGACCATTCGTATTCGAGGCTGCCGTCGCGCAAACGGCGCACCGTCATCAGTTCGGGTGCGATCGGAACGCTCAGTGCTACCACCCGGCTATTGCTGCCTCGGATGATCTCGGCATAGGCATTGCCGTTCAGTTCCAGGCAGGCGCAGATGAACTCCCAGAAGTCGACTGCGGTCTGATCAGCGTTCGGGCTGTCGTGCAGGATCCGGTAAAGCGGATGATCGGTGGCGACCGTCCGGGCGCCGCCTTTGGTACGGTAAACCATGAGCGGCAGTGAGGCGATCGTACCTGCGAGCAGATTGACGCAGGCCCAGGCGGAAGCGAGCCCCAGCACCGAACTGGTCGAGACAAGTTCGCCGGTCGTGGTCGTGCGGCCGCCTACCGCCTGCGCCAGCCGCGGATCAGTGAGGCCGATGGAACGCGCGAGATAGCCCAGCGCCTTTTGGAAGAGGTTCATGCGAGGCTCTTCAGCCAGTCATCGATGGAGCCCGTGGTATCGCCTGCCATCGCTGCCCCCACTGCCATGCACAGCGCGACGGCTGCGTCGATCTTGTTGATGGCCCGCTGCTTGGAGAGCCACTTGTTGTCCCAGCGGTCGGTCTCGGTGACCGCCGACATCATTGCCGAAATGAGGACTGGATTGCGTTTGAGCCGGATGCGGCCCTCAAGGATCAGTTCTTCCAGATGCCGGAGCGAGCCCGGCATCCAGAGTCCTTCGGTCATCTCGCCCGCAGGCTTCGCACGCTTGGTTCCGCCCTGAGGGTGCTCGACAAAGGCGAGGTCGAGCCCGAGTTCGGCGACCTCCTCCTCGAACCGCCTGAAAGCGTATCGGTCATAGGCGACGGCCTCGACGCGGAAGTCGGAGGCCATTTCGGCAAGTGCCTGCGCCACATGGCGAAAGCTGATGTTCTCGCCGGCCGGTGCGTTCAAAAATCCGTCGGTGACCCAGAGGTCATAGGGCTGCTTGTCGCGCAGCACGCGTGCGCTGAGGGTATCGCCCGGCGTCCATACTTCGACCCAAGCATCAAAGCAGGGTTTGCCGTCCTTTTCGCCATTGCGCTGGACAGCCGCCAGGGCGGTTAAATCACGGTTCTGGCTGAGGTCGAGCCCGAGCCAGATGGAATGGCCAGCCTTGGGTTCAAACTCTGCCAGCAGCGGCTCGAGCGTCGAGCGCGCCATCCAGGCAGTCTCAGCGTCGGTCCACACACAGAAATGCAGCCGCAGGATGCCGTTCAACTGCCCCGGGATGGCTTTCGCCTGGGCGACCACCTCCGATAGGTACTGCTCGGTGAGCGTGACCCCCAGCAGCGGGTTGGCCTTGATCCAGCAGCTTGGGTCGGTCAGCGGGTCGTCGCCCTCGTCGAGCGCGCAGACATAGCTGAACGTCGTGTCGTCGATGACCTGCCCAAGGAAGGTCGGGTCGTTCACCGCATCGGGATTGCCAGCTGCGACCCGGATCGCGTGTTCGTGTTCCTCCCATGCGACCGAGTTGCGGTCCGAGCCCGAGTTGGTGATCATAAACAGCAGCGGATCGCGGCGGAACTTGAACCCTCGCTCCAGCATCTCAATGATCGAGCGATCAGGAAGCTCGTGGACCTCGTCCGCCAGCACAAAATAGGGTCGCGGCCCCGAGCCGGTCTTGCCCGTATCGCGCGAGACCGGGCGGAAGAAACTCCCGCTTGCCAGATGCGCGATGTTGAACTCGCGCCCCGGACCGCCCGAGAATTCAAGCCGGCGGGCCAATGCGGGGGACTGTCGCACCATCTTGACCGCGTCGCGGAACAGGATGTTGGCCTGCTCCTTCTTGGCGGCCGCCGCATAGATCTGGGCGCCTGCTTCCTGGCAGGCGGTCATCCCGTAGATACCGATGCCGCCTGCAATCGGCGATTTGCCGTTACCCTTGCCCTGCTCGATGTAAGCGCGACGGAAGCGGCGGAGGCCGTACTTGCGCTTCCAGCCGAACAGTGAGCCGACGATGAACGCCTGGCTGGGCTGTAGCTGAAACGGCTGTCCCTCAAACTGCCCTTCGGAAAGCTTCAGCACCTCCTCGAAGAAAGCGAAGGCGTGGTTGGCTGCATCATGGTCGAACCAGATGCCGTCCTTGCGCTTCAGGTCCGCGATGTGCCGTTTGCAAGCATTGCGAACGTGCGGCCCGGCGGCAATCTCGCCCGAGACAACCGCCATGGCATAGGACAGCGTTCGGTCAGGCGAAGAAACGGTCGGCGGGGTCCGCGCCTTCTTCTGGCGGCTGGGCCGCGATCCTGCTCCTGGCACTCGGCGTCATCCCGAATTCTGCGGCATAGCGCATCATGTCCGCAGCCGCTTTGTTGGCGGTGCCCACCAGTGGGTTCTGGATCGCGTTGCCGTTCGATGTCTTGATCATGAGGCCGCCGGTCAGCTGGTCCTTCTCGGCCATCTTCGCGATCGCGCGTTCGGCCTGGACCCAGCGGCCGTAAGCCATGGCGTAGGCGGCGAGCGCGGCCCGGTCGATCTCGGAGAGAATGCCGAGATTGTAGAGCTCGGTTGCCACCCGGTTCCATTCCTCGACCGCATCGGCGGTTAGGTGGTGGGGCGGCGCCGGGATAGCTGCCTTGGCCTTGGCCTCCTTGCGGTTCAGCGTCCGCTTGCCGGGGTTACCCGTGACGAGCTTCAGATGGGTCGGCTTGGGTTTCGTTCCGGGTTTCATCCGTCATACCTTGGGTTTCCCGATGCTGGACGAGTTCAGACGCGAGAGTTCGCAGCGCATGCGCCGCAACCAAGGGGACCACTCCGTTTCCGCAAAGTCGAAGCCGGTCCACCCGGTGGGCCAGCCCATCAGCGCCTCGACGAACAGCGGGTTCAAGGTCCGGCGCGCATCCGAGGAACTGTCGCCAGGCATCGGCGTCGTCAGGACCTGGCGGCCAAGCAGGCCGTTCACCGGCACATTGGCAAGACTGGTCGAACCATCCTTGTAGTCCCGGGCAGTCGGGGTCATCCACATTCCGGCTGCATGCGTCAGGTCCGCACTCTTGCGGTTACCTGCACTGGGCTTGTTCCCATCGCTCGCCATCGGCGTCGGCCACTGGGCCGCGACTTCCTGCAAGTCCGGTCCGCCCGCACCGCGCTCGGCACGTTTCGAGTTCGGTCCGCCGGTGATCGCCTTCGGCGTCGGCCAGTCCCGGGCAAGCCGGTCGAGGCCTTTTCTCGTCCTTCCGCTCCCCGCCACGGCTCCTGAAACTGTCCGTCTGCGGGGTCGGCCAGAGCCTCAGAAACTCCGTCCTGTTGCAGCCACTCGACCGTGCGCCCGAGCAGGCGCGCGGGGTCAGCCAGTTCGTCGCCGTCGCGGAGCGCAAGGATGAACAGGCGTTCGCGCCGGTGCGGTGCGCCGACTTCCGCCGCCGTAAACAGTCCTGCCGCAAAGACGTAGCCCATGCCGACCAGTTCTCGGGCGACTTCGGGAAATCCGAGGCGGAGATGATGGGCGACATTTTCGAGGAAGACGATCGGGGGATCGCATTCCCGGATGATGCGGGCAACGTGAGGCCAGAGATGGCGCAGATCGGCCTCGCCGAGGCGGCGGCCGGCGACCGAGAACGGCTGGCACGGGTAGCCCGCAGTGAGGATATCCACGAGGCCGCGCCATGGTCGGCCGTCGAAGGTTGTAAGGTCGTCCCAGACAGGTGCCGGATCCAGGGTTTTGTCTTCCATCCGCGCCACGAGAGTGGCTGCTGCGAAGGCTTCCCGCTCGACGTAACCCACAGTGCGATATCCGGGACAGGCGATGTGGAGGCCGAGGTCGAGGCCGCCTGCTCCGGCGCAAAGCGAGATGCCATCAAGGCGTGCGTCGTCGCCCCCCGGACCGCGCCCGGGGGAAGATAAAGCCATGTCATGCACGTTGTTACCGCTGCTGTTCGCTGAGTTCGGCGAAGGTCCGGCCGTCACCCTCAAGGGTGGCCGGTTTGCCTGTGAAGTCCTGCCAGCGCTTGATAGTCACATCGACGTAGGCCGGGTTGAGCTCGATCGCGTGGATCGAGCGGCCGGTCATCTCGCCGGCAATGATAGTGGTGCCGGAGCCCGAGAACGGTTCGTAGACCGCCTGGCCCGGGCTGGAATTATTCTCGATCGGGCGCTTCATGCACTCGACCGGCTTCTGGGTGCCGTGACCCGTCTCGTTCTTCTTGGGCTTGGCAATATGCCAGACGGTGGTCTGCTTACGATCACCCGCCCAGTGACCCTTCGCGCCCTTCTTCACGGCATACCAGCAGGGCTCATGCTCCCAGTGATAATCGCCGCGCGAGAGGACCAGCTGACCCTTGTCCCAGATGATCTGGGAGCGAAGCATAAGATCGCAGGCGGCGAGGCTTTCACCCACAACACCGGCGAACAGGCCTGCATGCCAGACATAGGCGACGTCGCCCGGGAACAGAGCCCATGCTTCGCGCCAGTCGGCCTTGTCGTCGTTGAGCACCTTGCCCTTGGCGGTGCCGGAAGCGGCAACGCCCGCCTTCTCGCGCCAGGCCGGATCATATTCTACGCCGTAGGGCGGATCGGTGACCATCAGATGGGGCGAGACACCGTTCAGCGCCTTGGCCACAGTGTCTGCATCGGTGCTGTCGCCGCAGACGAGGCGGTGCTTCCCAAGCAGCCAGACATCGCCCGGTTTAGCAATGGGATCGATCGGCGCTTCCGGGATATCGTCGGGATCGGTGTTGCCTTCGGTCTTCTCGGTCAGCAGCTTCGACAGTTCGTCGTCGGAGAACCCGGTCAGCATCAGATCGAAATCGAAACCCTGCAGATCGCCCAGTTCGACGGCCAGCAGTTCAAGGTCCCAGCCGGCGTTCAGCGCCAGCTTGTTGTCGGCAATGACGTAGGCCTTCTTCTGCGCTTCACTCCAGCCCTTGGCGACCATGGTCGGGATCTGGGTGAGGCCGAGCTTGCGGGCAGCAAGCAGTCTGCCATGGCCAGCAATCAGGCCGCCGTCCTCATCGACCAGGATTGGATTGGTCCAGCCCCATTCGCGGATTGAAGCAGCGATTTGGGCGACCTGTTCGTCCGAATGCGTGCGTGAATTGCGCGCATAGGGGGTGATCTTCTCTATCGGCCAGAGCTCGCTGCTCTGGGCCGGCCAGTCTTGGGACATGAAAATTCCGATGAGATCCCGGCAGATCAGCCGGAGCGGCGATCTTGCCAATTTTTGCCAAAAGTGGTATTCGCGCCCTCATGAGCACGATGAACATCTCTTTGCCGGACACGCTGAAGTCGTTCGTCGACCAGCAGGTCAGCACCCGAGGCTACGGCACCAGCAGCGAATATGTCCGCGAGCTGATCCGCAAGGATCAGGACGTCCAGAAGCTGCGCGGCCTCCTGCTGGAAGGCGCGGCATCTGCTCCGACGGCACCTGCCGACGAGACCTATTTTGCCGAACTTCGCGCCCGGGTCAGCCAGCACGCAGCTTCGTGAAGTCGCTTCCCGTTATCCCTCGCGCACTGGCGAGGCTGGATGCTGAGCAGGCAATCGATCATTATCTCGCCGAAGCCGGCCGCGATGTCGCATTCGGCTTCATTGATGCGCTGGAGGCCGCCTACGCGCAGATTGGTGCAAATCCCTCCGGCAGTACGCCGCGTTGGGGGCAGGAACTCAATCTCCCGGGTTTGCGCAGCCGCAAACTGAAACGCTATCCGTACCTCGTGTTTTTCATGGCGGGTGAGGACCACGTCGACGTCTGGCGCATTCTGCATGCCCAGCGGGACATTCCGTCGTGGCTTCAAAACAGCGAAGAGGACTGACGCCCCTATCCGAGCATCAGATCAGCTCTAGCTCGGTCAGCACCTTGGCGGTGTCGAGCAGCTGGTCGGTCCGGACCGTGATCTCGATGGTGAAGCTGTCGGCGGTCGCGTTGGCGTAAACGCCGCCGTCGTAAAGTTCCTGTTCGATCGTCTCGATCACCGTGACGATCCTGCTGCGGTCGAAGTTCTCCGGCAGCGTGCGGATCGCGAGGCGGATCGTGCTGGTGATGCCCGCGCTCATGCGGCCTGCGCTTTCAGGCCGAAGTGGAGGACAAAGCCCTTCAGGTAGGGCAGCCCCTTTGGCATCGCGATCTCGCGGGCGGTTTCCCGGTTGATGGTCCATCCCATCCAGCGGGTGATCGCGGCTTCGATTGCTACGGTGAGGTCGAGCCCCGCATGGATGCCGTTTTGGACGTCGTCGGCGAAGTGGCGGCCATGGCGGCTGTCGAGGAAATCCCGAACCCCTTCGGCCGTGCCTTCAGTCGCGGCCAGCACCGCCGGGAAGGCAATTGCCCAAGCTGCATCGGCATCTGCGAAGGCGCCGCTGGTGCCGTAGAAGCCCCAGACTTCGTTGGCGGTTGGCAAGGTCGAGTTGGTCATCTGCATCGCTCCGTTTTCGTGAAGCGACTACCGCTCTTGTCGCGACGACTATCCAGTCAATTCGACGGAAATCGGGGACTTTTTGCTTTCTGACCCCCGGTCGCTAACTCGCGGTTGCGTGAAGTTTGGGCCAAGCGCGGTGTCCCTCGGCGAAGGTCCAGACTTTCGAGGCCCGCCCCCCATTTTCGCTTTCGGCTGAATGCGGCTACATAGGCGGAGAGGTGGATGATGGCAGATATTCAGAAGGAGCTGGCCCTTCGGCTAGCCTGGTACATTGACCGCTACGGCGAGATACCACAGCGCGACCAAGCAATGCTTTGGGGCGTAGCGACTGGCCGTTTGCGCGATGAAAACGCAGTGCACCTCAACAACCTCACTGATGAAATCCTAGAGTACTTCCAGTCGATCAGTTAGCCGCCGAGATCGGCCACCCGTCGGGGCCCACGGCAACCGTCCTGCGCAGGCCGAATTGCTCGGTAGTCCGCTTCGCATGACACTCGGAACAGAGGCAGCGGATATTGCTGTCCTCGTCCGAACCACCATGGGCGAGCGGCACAATGTGGTCAGGTACGGTCGCCTCCCGGACAATCCCGGCGAAAGAGCAATCACGGCAGAGAGGTTCAGCCCGCAGGCGGCGAAGTCGCTGGGAGACACCCGCTCGCCCTCTTAGGCGCTTCATGCTAGAGTGTGCCCACTATGTCCGAACGTCGTTTCATCACCAATGAAGCTTGCCCCAAATCGATCGATGAGAACGGAACGATCTGCGGCGAGCCGTCCAACATCATCGAGCAGCGCACCGATCCGAACAGCGGCCTGATCAATGCCGTCTCCGAATGCCGAGCCGGTCACCAGTGCGCCGCCTCAATCGATCCGGAGACATTCCAGATCTATAATCGACGCTGGATTGCCTGAAACGAACAACGCCCGAAAGCCTGTGGGCTCCGGGCGCAATTCTGAGCTTTGAATTTCGGAACAGATACGCTGCCTGCAATTTGCCGTCAATACCAAATCGTAATTTTATCGTTTAGTCACAGTTTGTTATACCATATGCTTGGCATGGGATGCTCAAGTGCAACTCGGCGATCCAATCCGGAATAGGCGGCACAGCGCATCAAGGCCATGAGCGAGGTTGCGCAGATCGGCGGGAGACCAAAACGCAGCATCCACGTCATGACACACCAATGCGTGAACCAGCTGGCTGGGCTTCCTTCCAACTCCTCCAGGGGCATCACTATCAGCTGTGCGCAGCATGAGTATTGCGCTGGCAGCCTGCTTGCGGACCTTCTCAACCAGCTCAGGATCCGGGTCGGGAGCACCGCCGCCAAAGATCCCTTCATTGAGCAGGAGTGCGGTAACAGAGCGCGGTTGATCCGTGGGCAGCCCCATGACGGCTCGATTGCGGGCCATGATCTCACCGTAGAGTTGCCCGGCAGCAAACTGGTCAGCGCCAATGCGCCCGGCGAAAGACAGCCTGCCGAGAGCCGAGCCAAGCCGTTCGTCTTTCGCCTGTGCAGCAGCTACGCCGTAGTGGCGCCGCCGTGCATCCAGCACCGTCGACATGGCTTCACGCTGGGTCTCCTCCCGCAGCCGCTTACCGCATGGGAGCCTACGGCCGGCCTTGCGCTTACGCCCCCTTGCCATGGGCGCCTCCGTAGAGCCGTTCACCGATAGCGCGGATGGCTTGTCGCTCGAGCGTAGTCAGCCGTTGGTCGCTCACTGAAACAGCAAGTATGCCGTTGCGCCAGCCATCACGCCGAAGCTGCTCCCCATCACGCTGCCGCGCACTGTCGTAAATCCGGGAGGTCATGCTCATCAGCGCACCTCCCGCAGCAGAGCCGCGTAGCCGATGACGTCTACCAAACTGTCGGTATGACAGGGATCGTAGGCCAGTCGAGCAAGTTTGAGGTCGATCATGCACAGGGCGACTTGGGCCGGCGTCACCGGTGTCCCAAGAGTGATAGACCAGCGATCGGCAATGGAGCGAAACTGCTCAGCTGGATCGCCGTAGTCGTCACGGCGCTCCTCGAGCACCTTGGCAGTGTGACCAAGAATGGACCAGGTGGTCATCGCACACCTCCCAGGGTCTCAATGGCCCAAAGCAGGATGGCGAGTGCGTCAGCCTCGTTGTCGTCCCGAGGTGCGAAGCCACGGGCACGCATCGCATCGATCACCGCAGCCTTGTCGGCATTGCCTTTGCCGGTGGCAAAGCGCTTGATGGTGCCAACCGGCACGCCCTGGTAGGCGACGAGATGCTCTTCACACCAAGCCGAGAGGACTGCCAGTAGACCGCCGTATATGTGGGCCGCATCCGTACCGGCATGGCGACGGACCTCTTCGAAGTAGATCGCCTCGATCGGCCCTGCGTCCTGATCAAGATCCTCCAGCCAGCGCCGAAAACGCAGGAAGCGCATGCCGCCACCATCGTAGCGGGAGTGCTTCAGGAGGACGGTGCCGCTGGACGTGTAATCGTCAGTGGTCCGCAGCGCCCAGCCGGTGCTGGTGCCGAGGTCGAGGCCGAGCATTGCCCCTTGTGTCCGGCGAGCAACTGTTCCGATGGGAGAGCCCGCATCCGGTCGGGCGGATGCGTCTAGGGCTGTCTGGTTCAAAGCAATCCTCCAGAAGAAGGATCGCCGCGTCAGGAGAGTTTGTAGCCTGTCGGCTGCGCTCGGAGAAGCGAAACAAAAAGCTCAGGAAGAAATTTGGATCTCAAATTCTGCTCAAGGCAAGAAAATGGCTGAATTTCATGGGATTGGTCTAATATCTCAATATCTCAATATATGTATTATATACCCAAACCATCCTTCTACTCCTCCCCCCTTTATCGCGCGCGCGAGAGAAATGGAGTTTTTGAGGAAATGGAAAAAAACCCAGTTTTCTGGGGCTCCGAGCCATTGAGAAATTTTATTGAGGCTTTTTTGCCGCTGAGAATTAGGTGTCGAAGACAGAGCACTGCAGTGGTCAGAGGACTGCTTCCAGACCCTTTCGCTCAATCAAATGAAGCAGTTTTAGCGATGAGCCACTCGGGTGCTTTGCCCCAGCCTCCCACTGCCGCACCGTCGATGGGCTTATGTTCAGAAGCGAGGCGAGGACCGTCTGGCTGATGGACTGACGAGCTCGGAGCGACTTGATCTTTTCGGCATCGAAGTCAGGCACTGGCTCTAGGCACAGGGCATCGAACTTGCGCATTTGGCGTTGGTCGATGAAGCCGAGCTTTTCAAAGCCTGCAGCGGTCTCATGGAGCGCCGCAAGCAGATCGCTTTTCGTCTTAACTTTCGTCGCCATTGCAAATCTCCTCAAGTTCTCCGGCCGCCACAGCCAGATCCAGTTCACTACCACTCCGGACAAGCAGGATTTTTGCGATCTCCTGCAGTGCCTCTAGCTCCGCATCCGATACGTTTGCCCGCTCGTTCTTTTTGAAGCCGTAGAGGAAGAACCACAGAGTTCCCCGGTTCATGGCTACAAGTGTTCGGGCCCCTGCGCTCTTGCCACGTGAGCCCAAGGCTATCCGTTTTTTGTAGACAGACTGGCCTAGGTCACCGTCGTGCAACCCCTGAGCCATCTCCGCTACAGCCTTGCACAGCGCGTCATTCGAAAAACCCGACTTTCGCGCGATTCTCGCAAAAGCCTTAGTTTTGAAAACCCGCCGCATGGCCAATCTATATCACTTAGTGGTATACTTTGGAAGCCCCAAAGCCCAGGTGGTGGGCCGGTGGACAGCGAACGAAGTCAGGAAGCCTCCACATCCACGCACCTTTCTCTCAGGCAATGTCAAAATAGATGCGCTTCGCCCGCCCGCGGGCCCCTTTGGCGCGGGGTATCTCCATGATCCGTATCATGCCGGCTTCCTCGAGGTGGGCGACGACCTCGGTCCGTCGACGCCGGTCTACCGTTTGCGTTTGCCGCGAGAGTTCGTTTCCGTCGATACCGGCACTTCCGGCATCCGCGATAACCTTGTGGACCTTCTTGACGCAGGCCTCATACTCATTGTCAGCGACGCGCTCTTTGACTGCCTGCATCAGCGTCTGAACGCTTCGGCGCGCAATACCCATGCCCCAGTCAAGGTCGGCGGTCGTGATTGCCGGCTTTCCGGGATTATCAGTGATAGATTTGATGAGAGCGAGCTTAGCTGCATTCTCGGCCAGGCGAGCAATAATGCCCGTCAGATGGGTCCCTTGGTGCCGGCGGAGCATATCGATCTGCTCCTCGCGCATAGCCCGTGCACGAAGCTCTGCCTGGGGCGTCGCATAAGGCACAGTCCACGGCTTGGGGATCGCGGCTGCGGCATTCCCGAGCGGAAAGGGTGTGGATCCATCAGCACCCTTCGCAACCGCCTCCACAATGGCCAACAGATCGGCTGGGGGGGCGTTGGAAGCCAGCTGATGCTGGGGATCGGGATAGTGGTTCTCACTCTCGAAGATCAGCATGCGCGCCAGGCTACCGTCGATGACGTTGTCGCTGGAGAGCGAACCCCAGAACACCCCGGGCGTCGTTACGCCAAACAGGCAAAGGCATGGCTGTTCGATAACCTCGCGGGGCTTTTCCTTCGTGTTGGCATAAGCGATGCCAAGGAATGTGCTGTCGGCCAGAGAATAGAACTCGGTGAGGTTGTCGATGATTTCGGTCAGGTGCCGAGGAGCGCGTTTGCGATCCGCCGCTGACGAAATCAGGAACCCAACTTCGTCCAAGGGGAAGTAGATCGACGGGTTTGCGGTGATAGCTGTGAGGAGCCCAGCGCCCGACGCGATCTTGGACGAGCCAATGTGGTCCGCAAGACCCGCGGCAATCATCAGCCGGGTCGATGCCCTCAAAGGGTGATCCTTACCGCCGCCGGAATCGGCCACGCCTATCGCATAGATGTTTGTGCGCAGGTTCGTTGGCCCTGCATATCGCCGGCCAGCGGCAGCGCCAAACATAGCAATGCCAGCCCCGAGCGTCAGCCATGGTTGTGGGGACGGAGCGGAGGCACAAGTGTGCTCCACGAACTGGGCCAGAGCTCCGTCGCCTAGATCGCGAAGCCACCCAGGCGTGCCGATCCTGGGCGCCAGCTCAATCGCGTTATCATCATCGTCGACCTGCAAAGTGGCCGGAACCATGACCCGCCGGACCTTGGCCTTTTCGTTAGCAACGAACTGATCGAACTGCGCATCAGCCATGATCGGCGCATGGAGCGTGGTGCCTTCGGGCGGGCTATCGCGGCGCACCAGTTGGATGGCGCGAGCCACCGCTCGACGCGGGTCACGTTGCTCCAGAAAATGCCCCGAGATGGCGTTAGCTGGGTTGAGCAGTACGCCCATGATCTGGAGGTCCGTCAGGCCCTCGTTCGCCATAAGACGGGCCGCAGCGAGACCATCACCTGACCGGTCCAGTCCGGGCGGCGTTTCAATGGCGATCCGAAGCGGGTCGAGGCTCCCAAGCCCCAGATCATTTGGTTCCAGCAGTGCCACATCGGCCGGCAGCGCCAGAGTGGTTCGGCTAATGGCAGCCTCGGCAGTCTTGGCCTGAGGGAAACTCACCGCCAGGTCCTCTGGAGCGTAGGTCAGCCCTTCATCTGTGGCGGCCCAGCGCGCCAAGCATGCCTTGCGCCCGCGTGCGGCCTTCCGGCTGTCAGGATAGTTCACCGATCCCGGCACCCGCATCAGCCGGTCGATGTTCTGGCAGGCATCCGCTTCGAACCAGTCGCGCACCTGAAAGTTGATAGCCTCGATACTGTCGAGGTTGGCGCAAGGGTCCTCAAGCCGCCAGAACGCCTGCAGCCCGCCGCCTGAATCGATGATAAAGCTCGGCGGGCTACCGATGCCCTGCAAAGCGGCCCTAATTTCCGCTTTGTCGAAGGCGCCGCCTGATTTGGGCGGGTCGATATCAACGTGCACAAAACGAGCCGCCCGAATGTCGCGCTTCCCCGGCTTCTTGTTGAGACCGGGTGCCACATGGTTGACGGTCCAGTAGAGGTTGAACCCGTTGTCATTGGCTTTGGTAGCTTCAGCCAGGGCAGTCTCGATATCTGTCCCAAAGTCCTTGCCATGTACGCCGGGGCCGACGGGGTTGATCATGACGAGGTGGATCTGGTCGAGGCTCGAGAAGAGCTGCCGGGCGAGTTCCGGATCGAATTGGAGAGCGCGCATCAGAATGGCACCTCATTTTCCCAGATCTTGCTGACCTCAGCACACACCGTGACATAGGCATGCGTCAGGAAGGCAAGCCATTCCTGCTGGGTAAGCCCGGCCAGATCGCTCTTGCCGAGGTCTTCAAGGAAAGCGCCGATAGCTGGGCTGGCTGCGGCGATGGCGCGTTGTTCGTCAATATTGGCTTTCATCTGGCCTTTCCTTCGGGTGGCAATGTCGAGACAAGTCATCGAGCAGGCATGCACGGGGGGCGGCCTGTCGAATGGGGTGCGGGAGAAGTCGCGCCAGGCAAATCCGCGAGCCGCCCGGCCGCAAAAGCAAAGGCTCATGCCGCCAGCCTCCCGACATCGAAGCGGTGGCCGGAAATCTCGGTGTACTTACCCTTGGTCCTGATCCGAATGTGGGATGGCTCGTTCAGCTCCTGCAGCCTTTCGAGGGCCGCATCGACACTCCCCGGGACTGGTGCAGAGGCACGGCGAAGCCACCAACTCTCGGCCTTTGCCCGAGCGTATCCGGTATGCTCCAAGCAGATCCATTCACGGTAGCTGTTGAGCCCGGTGCGATAGTCCACCCGCAAAGATGGCGGCGATCCCGGCTTTTCATGCTTGCGGTAGGTCACCCCTTTGACCTCGAGCCATTCAGGCTCGGTGGAGAGGATTGCTCGCGCAGCAGGAAGCGTCGTCACCCGCCTTTCAGGGGGAGGAAACTCGAACCCGCAAGCCGGGCAGAACCGGGTCATGGTTCCGCAGGCACAGCCGCATTGCGAGCATTCCTTGTAGGGGGCGTCGCCTTCGCCCTTTTTCTTCTTCTCCGGGATAGACGGGTCATCGAAGGGGCCGTGCCGCGCGATGTTCCCGCCAAAGTCGAGGATTATGCAATTGGTCTTGCCGGTCTCTGGCGACAGCCGGGTGCCGCGGCCAACCATCTGAATATAGAGCCCGGTCGACTTGGTCGGACGCGCCAAGGCAACAAGATCGACATGGCGCGCATTGAACCCGGTGGTGAGCACGCCCTGGCTGACCAGGAACCGCAAACGCTGCGCCTTGAAGTCAGCAATGATCCGATCGCGCTCGGTCTTTTTGGTGTCGCCAAAGACACCGGTTCCGGAGAACCCTCGCGCATTGAGCGCTTCAGCCAGCGCCTCGCAATGCTTGACCGTGCAGCCGAACACCAGCCACCCTTGTCGGTCGCGCCCCGCTTCAACAATCCGATCGGCAATCGCAGCGACCACATGGGCGTCCAACGCTGAAGCTTCGAGCTGTGCTGCGATGAATTCACCGCCACGCGTGCCAACACCGCTGGTGTCGATCTGCGTTGCCTGTCGATAGCTCACTGGAGGCGAAAGCCACCCGTTGTTGAAGAGCTCGCGCACATTGGTTTCATGGGCGATGCCATCGAACAGAGCGCCTTCGCCTTGATCGAGCCTGCCGCTATCGAGACGGAAGGGGGTGGCGGTCAGGCCCACGATTTTGAGGGCAGGATTGATAGTGCGCAGGTCCGCCAGGAACTTGCCGTACATGGTATCGGCATTGCGCGGGATCATATGGGCTTCGTCGATGAGCACCATGTCGACCCGGCGCGGCAGCTTGTAGGCTTTCTTGTGGATCGACTGGATGGAGGCGAACATCAGCTGCGCGCCGATGTCGCGCCGGCCAAGCCCTGCGGAATAGATCCCCCAAGGCGCATCCGGCCAAAGCCCAACCAGCTCGGCCGCGTTCTGCTGCACAAGCTCGCGGACATGGGTCAGCACCAGAATGCAGGCACTCGGGTCCGTATCGAAAACCAGCTTTGCCCATTCGGCGATCACCAGGCTCTTGCCCGCGCCGGTTGGCAGCACCACAAGACAGTCGCGCTTCCCGGCTGAAAACCAGTTCCACAAATTGGTAAGCGCCGTCTCCTGATAGGGGCGCAGAGCAAGAGGCCCGCTCATGCCACGACCTCCGCCTTTTGGAGCCAGCCACCATGCGTATCGCAACTGAGGCAGCGCAGGCCTGCTGCGTGCGGCCCGGCACCCTCAGTCACTTTCCAGCTGAGTGAACCGCAAGAGCGGCAAGCCTGCCGCTTGATGATATCGCCAATGCTATGGACGCGCGGACCGCCATCGACCCACCGCGAGCCGTCACGCAGACGGTAAACGATCTGCCCATGGATGACGTCGATCTGTTCGCCCGCCACCAGGTCGGGCAGAAAACGGTGCTCAGGGCAGCCAGCTTCCTGATCTGTCCGTGAGAGTTCATGGCCAAACCGCGTGCAGCGCCAGCCCCCATCCCGGCTGACCTCAACCGCAAGGCAGGTGCGACAGTTGCGCTCTGCACGCGCGCCTTCGTGGCACTGGGAAGAAAAGTCGCAAAAGCGGCATGCAAAACTGTCAGGGCCACCAATCCGCTGGGGCGCCGTATCGGCAAAGATGATCCGCTCGGCCTTAGCCTTCAGCGCTGCGGCATGAACGGGATCGGCGTTCGTGCGCACCGCAGTCCAACGGCGGGCACCGGGCGAAACGCAAACAAGGTAATGCCGGTCGAGCTTCGCATAGTCCATGTAGAGGACGGCCTGCGCGTAGTAGGTGGGGTTCCACTCAGCGAGCGCGGACTTCTCGCCGACCTTCTTGCGCGCCTTGTCGAGATCCTGCCATTTTTCTGAAGCCTTGATCTCGAGTACGTGCCAGGCCTTCGGGGCTTGAACGAGGCCCAGGCAGACGCCGTCCATGTGGCCTGCGAAGTGACCACCAAAATCCCGGAAACCGAATTGATCGCCGCTGGCATCGACGTCATGGACCTCAAGGCCGGGCGTGGCCCTGAGACGGTTTACAGCCACTGTTTCGCTGGCATGCCCGTCAGCAAATCGCTTGAGCGTCACGGCATCAAAGCGGACGGTCGCAACCCAGCGAAACTGATACCAGAGCGCCCGTTCGCAAGCGCCGCCGATAGCGGACATGCCAAGATAAGCACGGCGGGTGAATGGTTGCCCATCAGCCAGCGCCTGGTCGGCTTGCGCTAGCGTTGGGCATGCAAAATCCTGTAGGGCAGCCATTGCCTGCTCCTTTGATTGTCAGTCAGGGGAAAGGCGGCAGGGCGGCGGGCTCAATCGACCGCCCTGCCTCTCAAGGCTGGGTCAGGCGCTGCGCTTCCAGGGCGCGCTTGCCATTTGGCCAGAGCCAGTCTGCGCGGGCTGGAAAGCAGATCCTGAACTTACAGGTGCCGGCGCATCACGCAGGACCTTGTAGGTCTTGATCTCATTGGAAGCCGCGTAGGTCTTCCCATCACGCCCCGTGCTCGGTGCCTTGACCGCAACCACCGCCGTCATCGGCTGCATGTGCAGTTCCTCGCTGTCTTGGACCGACAGCTTCCCGATGGCATGGCAGATTGCCGACAAGGTGCGCTGGGCAATCTCGACCGCCTGGCGGTTGGGGTTCTCCAGGTTGAGGCGATCATACAGCCTGCGACCGGCATGTTCGCCATCGAGGATCTCAAGCTCAAGCTTGAGCATGTGGCCATTGCGGTTCGAGGTCTCGACCATCTGCGACGTGACGATCTGGACGGTGTAATCACCAGGCGGAATTGGCGTGTAGTCGCCTTGGGGTTCGACTTGTGTGGCGTCGAACATGCCTCCGAGTTGTGCCATTGCGGCAATCCTTTCTGTCAGTCAGGGGTTGTTTGTCAGGCCGCTTCGCTGGTGCGGGCAGCCGCGCTCGACGCGGCCATGGCGGAGGCAAGCGCCTCCCAGGACAGCGGGAGTTCTGAAGGGAGATTGTGCCGGTTCTTCGCGAGGAAGGCGGGCCGCTCTTCGGTGTAAAGCGCACGGGTTCCGGCCCCGACACCGCGGACCACCTTCTTCATTCCAACATCCGTTCTGGTGACGCTGGTTTTGAAATTGGCGAATAGCACCATGTCGGCGTGTTCCTGGACGAGCGCAGAGGCCAGCTTGTGCAGCTTGATCTGATAGCGATCGAACGGTTCGGTCTCAGGGCTGTCGAAGCGCTTCACTTCAGCGTGCGCGGTCTGGATGACCGCCATGCCCTTGTCGTTCCGCAGGGCATTGATGGCGTCGAGATATTCACGCCAGACATCAAGCGTAGCGACAAATCCTCGGCCGTAGCCTGCGTCTTCAATCGACGCCCACGGCTTGCTCGGGTTGGCTACGTTATTGCGGCGGACAGTTTCAGCCCAGACCAGAGGCTCAAGCCAATCCAGACTGTCCACCACCAGCGTCTCGAAGTCATGCTTCTCGGCGTAAAGCGCGGCCATCGCATCCATGACATCCTGGAAGCCTTCAGCTTTCGGGAAGGCATCAATTGGCTGACCGGTGGGATGCCCATCTTCAATGTTGATGAGGACAGGGCGCGGTGCGCTACCGGCGAAGCTGTTCTTGCCGATGCCATGCGGCCCGTAGATCACAATCCGCGGGGGCTTCGGCACAGACAGGCGGTTGAGCGAAGAAAGGGAAATGGCCATCACGCTGCCTCCTTCTGGGCGAGCGCGACTTCGAACTTCTTCTTGCCGGGCTTTACTGTGCGAGCTGGTGTGAACAGATCACGGATGGCAGGAGGCCAGGCCTTGTAGCTGGTTTCCGAAACCGACAGTTTGGTGTCGACATAGTCGGCAGGGTTTTCGCCCCAGCCACGGATAGTCTCGATGGCTGCGGCAAGCTTGGCTTGATCCCAGGCGACGTTCTTGGGGACCTCAATGCGTATTTCATAATCGCCATCGATGCGGCGGTGCGTGCCAGTCGTGTTGAGGCCGGCGGCATAGCGCCGGGAGAATACCCCATGAAGGATGGCAACAATCTGGGATGCTTGGGCCAGATGCGATTGGGCCTGCGTTTGCAAATTCGCGAGGAGGCTAATCGGCAGACCATCAAGCCTCGCTGGCGGTTCGTGGAGGAGTTCCTCAAGTGTCATTGAATGGGTCCTTCAGTGAGTGGTTCGGGTTTGCGTCGGTGCATGGTCGGGGCAGTGGTTGACGCGGCGATCGAAGATCCGTGGGCGCCTCACGGTTGGCCCCCACTGCCCAAGCTGGGTCAGGAACAGGCGGAGCTGCTCATCAGGCCGCTTTCGCCAGTTCGTTAAGGAGGAGCTGCCCACGCGCGCCGCGTGGGCGCGGCCTGGCAATCACGAGGTAGCTGAATTGCTCAGGCGCAATGCGGCGTTGCACCAAGTGGGCAAACCCGCGCTCGGATGCCCAGCGCGCTCGGCCCGCGAGCCTCTCAAGCACCGAGCGCTCGGGCTCCCTCAGCCGCTGTCCCGGGCCTTTCCAGGCATCTTTGGCGAGAAAGCCGCGGTAATATTCGAGCGTGTCGCCAGGCATGGCATCACCCAGCCACATGCATAGGTCGAACTCGGTCATGGCGACCTTGCTCGCCTTTGCCTTCGCGGTGCTGCGAGACTGGGAGCTGATGAAAGAAATGGTGTTCATGTTCACCTCTACTGGGGGATCGGGGAAAGTGTCTCAGGCGCTCGCCAGACCGCTGGCGGCGAACAGCGCGCGCAGTTCGGCGATGCGCCGATAAAGGCTGCTGCGGCTGCCCAGCCCCATGCGGACAAGTTCCGTGACGGGATGTTCGGCCAGCCAGCCGCACAAAGCGGTTTCGGCATCTGTGAGACGGGTGCCGCAACGAGCCACATCAAGCCGCTGTTCAATCGCGCGGCAGGAGTCCCCAGGCAGAGCAAATAGCGCGCCAAGGCTTTGGTCTTCGGCGATCTGATCCCGCTTGATCGGACAACCTTCATCCTGATCAAGCGAGCATGGCATGACACGCCGCTCGCGCTGGATCTGCTTGGCAATGCAGCTGGCCTTGTTGGCGACAATGCGACCGGCAAAAGCACCAAGTGTGCCGCGATCTGGATCGAAGCGGTGGAGCCGCGAAAGCAGATCGGCCAGTAGATCCTGGCAGATATCGGCTTCAGCATCGCGACATAGGTTCAGGCTACGGGCCAAACGGCGGGCGGCACTTTGGGCTTCGCGCTGAAGCGTGGAGAGCGTGTGAGGGTGCATGAGTTCGTCCTGTTTCTTCATCCTGAAACTGGACTAAAGCGAGATATGGTTGGCGGTCGTCACAGAAGTGGTTGGCGGATCTACCAACCTCAGCACCTTGCTGGAGCGTGGGTTTGCGAGCGCTGTGAGGAGAGCGCCAACCTTTACCAACCATCCACCGACCTAATCCCGACCGATCACCTACCAGAACCGGTTCGCGCCGCAGCGAATCAGGCAAAACCCGGACACGAAAAAGCCCGCGCAAGGCGGGCTCGTTTCCGGGTTGGTAAGTGGTAGGCGATCGATCAGCGCGACATCGCAACGACCAGGCTTGGCTCCATAAAGTACCAGCCAAGCCTTCCTTTTGCCTTCAGGATCACCTTCGTCCAGTCGCGCCGACTTGAGTAGAGATGGGCGATCTTGTCCGAGCCAGAATGAGCAGCGTCGAGGATCTTGCGGAAGTGCTGTTCGGGATCACCGCTCTTGGCCGCCTCGAACAAGAACAGCATGCCGCGGGCCTGCATTTCGGTGAAATTCCAGATCCGACCCGCATAGGAAAAGCGCCGAAAGTCTGGCTTCTCTGGCTCTGCTTGGCTGAGGGTTCCCAGCACTGCCTGTTCAAACTCAAGGCGAACATCCTCGCGCACCACGAGATTTGCGCGCTTGATCGAACGGGCCTCCGCTGGGTTCAGCAGGCTGGCATAATCGCCATTCGGCAAGGAGAACTCGCTGGCCTTAACTTCTCCCTCCAGAAACAGGCGATAGATATCGTAGCGCAGCAAGTCTGCCACGCCGTCGAATGTGCCCTGATGATAGGGTATAGGCATCTGGCCCCAGTCCTCAGCTTCGTAAGAGCCAAGCTCCATGGGCTGAGCGTAGATGCGGACGGAGAGGGGCAGCTTACCGTTCTCGACCACATAACGCAGATCTGACTCAGAGAGATTCCAGCGGGAAATGAGTTCGTCGAGCTCGTGATAATCCTTCTTGATCCGCCCCATTGCCGATTCCCTTTGTTCCGGTAATGTTCTCATATCAGCTTGACAGGTGGGCGGCAATCCTGTTCTATCCACACAACCCAAATTTCTGAGGATAGTTATGTCGACAACTTTGCAGGAGCGCCTCCGCGCACGCATTCGCCAGCTGGGCATGAACGTCGCTGACGTTGCCTCACTGGCCGGTGTGAACCGGTCGTTCTTGTACGATATCATCCGCGGTCGCTCGCAGACGCCCAATCTCGAGCGGCTCAAGAGCGTGGCCGCTGTGGTGAAGGTCGACGTTGAGTGGCTGCTTCACGGACAGGGAGACGTCCAGGGCGAAACCCCGCTGGATGAAGGCGCGCAGTCTGACTTCATCGGGATTGCCTACGTCAATGCCCGCCCGTCGATGGGCGGCGGCTCCATCCTTGACGAAGAGGCAAAGCCTGGGCGTGATTTTCACTTCCGCCGAGCTTGGATCAAGGATCGCTTGAAGGCGGCCCCATCGATGCTGCGCGTCATGCAGGTGGAAGGGGATAGCATGAGGCCAACGCTCGAAGATGGCGACACGGTGTTGGTCGACATGTCGCAGAAAATTCCCCAGCCGCCCGGGATCTTTGTGCTCCACGACGGCCTCGGGCTGGTGGCCAAGCGCTTAGAGCACGTCCCTATGAGCGATCCGCCGCGCGTGCAGATCATTTCGGACAACACCCGCTACCCGCCCTACGATTGCCTGGCCGACGAGGTGAATATCATCGGGCGCATTCGCTGGTACGGACGGGAGATGTTTTAGAATGTATGCCACTCGGGGACATATTTGGGGCAAGCCAATTGGGATTTTCACTTCGGCGTTGTTGCCTTCTCAATGCGCCGTGTTAGCAAGTTCCGGAAATTAAAAATCGATCAGGGCATTAACGGAAGGGGCAGAAGCCATGCAACGCGTCGAATTGTGCCGCAATTACGAGGTGAGCATTCACTGTCCGTTTTGTGGCGCCCTGGTCAAAGATATGAGTGAGGATGCGGCTGAACCTTATCAGCCTTGCCCGCACACGCTGTTCCTCGCTCATGATGAAGGCTTTGAGTACCTTTCTGATCGCGCTGCCGCGAGCCTTGGCGTCAACTCAATTGATGAGGCCATGGAACGCGAAGAGTCGATCGATGAGCTCACCGACCTGGTTCAGGTCCCCGATAGCGTAAAGTTTGCGGCCTATGTCGGACCGCCGGGTGGGTTTGGTGATTATGTAGGCTTTGCAACGCTGGACGATGAATAGGCAGTACAGTTGCAGGTCCTTCTGGGACGGTTTCGGATCTATGCCAGTAGGAGAGTTCAGACCCCTTTATGGACTGAACTCCAATGGCCAAAGCCTCTCAGAATTGTAACCTAGACGCCACAGCCTCAGGCACCCGGCCTTTTGGCCGGGGAGCCCCGCGGTACCCCAATCCGATCCCGCCGGACAGGATGACGCCCACTCAGCGGCGCGAGGAATTGTGCGCTCTTCTCGCAGTAGGGCTGGCACGCCTGCACAGGCGAAATTTCCCCGAACTATATGACGAAATAGAAGGTTTTCCGCTACACTTCGCCTCCGAACAGAGCGGTAGTGCGGCTCCAACTCACTGGAGAAACGCACAATGAAACATGACCCCGTTCTGGCCCGGCTGGCTGCCATCAAGGCGGCTACCATCGGCGAGCTTAAGAAGCAGTGGCGAGACCTTTTTGGCAGTGAGCCTCCGCCCTTCAACAGGCGATATTTGGAGAGCCGGCTGGCCTACCGCGTCCAGGAACTCGCTTATGGCGGCCTTAAGCCTGATACGGTGAAGCGGCTGGAAGACCTAGGCGAGCAGCTGGATGGCGGGAATATCGGCCTGCGCAGTGTTCGCGCTGACCTGAAACCAATCGCAGGCACCCGGCTGATCCGCGAATGGCAAGGTGTTGAGCACACCGTCACCGTGACCTTGAATGGCTTTGAGTGGCAGGGGCGCCCCTATCAATCGCTGTCTGCCATCGCTCGAGCCATAACTGGTTCGCGCTGGAACGGTTGGGTCTTCTTTGGCCTGAAGCACAAGCGGAGGGCGGCATGAGCAACGAGATCGTACGCAAGCTTCGCTGCGCCATTTACACTCGCAAATCGTCCGAAGAAGGTCTCGAGCAGGAGTTCAACTCGCTTGATGCCCAACGTGAGGCTTGCGAAGCCTATATTGCGAGCCAACGCTCGGAAGGGTGGATACCGGTCCGCGATCAGTATGATGATGGAGGCATCTCTGGTGGCACTCTCGATCGCCCAGCAATCCAGCGCCTGTTGTCCGACATTGAAGATGGGCTGGTCGATGTAGTGGTCGTCTACAAGATCGACCGCTTGTCCCGCTCGCTGATGGATTTCGCAAAGCTGGTCGAGGTGTTCGAGCGCAACAATGTCACGTTCGTGTCCGTCACCCAGTCGTTCAACACAACCACCAGCATGGGTCGGCTGACGCTGAATGTGCTTCTGTCCTTCGCTCAATTTGAGCGTGAGGTGACGGCGGAGCGGATCCGCGACAAGTTCCGGGCGAGCCGCGCCAAGGGCATGTACATGGGCGGTGTGCCGCCGCTGGGTTATGACGTGAAGGCTCGCAAGCTTGTCATCGACAAGTCTGGCGCGGCGAAAATCCAATACATCTTCGAGCGGTTCCGCGAGATTGGCTCGGGCACGCACTTGCTGCGTGAGCTCGCCGAGCGAGGAATCACGACCCGTAACGGCAAGCGCATCACCAAGGGTTTCCTTTACCGTGTGCTCAACAACCGGATCTATATCGGCGACGTAGTCCACAAAGGAACCCGGTACCCCGGCGAGCATGAGGCAATCATCAGCACCGAGCTCTGGGATGCCGTTCATTCTATCCTTAAGGAAAGCCCTCGGGTTCGTGGCGGACGCACACGCGCCAACACTCCTGCCATGCTGAAGGGGCTAATCTGGGGGCAGGATGGCGCAGCATTTTCTCCCACGCACACGCTGAAGAACGGGAAGCTCTACCGCTACTATGTGAGCCAGACATTGCTCCGTAACGGCGCAGGAGCTTGTGAGGTTGGCAGGGTGCCAGCTGCAGAGGTTGAAGCCGCCGTTGTCGAACAACTGCGGGCAGCATTTCGTCAACCGGAAGTCATCATCGGCGCATGGAAGAAGGCTTCGCGCAGCACGCCGGCTTTGACCGAAGCACAAGCGCGACAGGCTCTGAGAGAGCTGGACCCGATGTGGGATGAACTGTTTCCAGCCGAGCAGGCCCGGATTGTTCAGCTCATCGTTGATAAAGTAATTGTCGGCCGCGAAGGCCTTGATGTCCGGCTTCGCACCGAAGGCATTGGTGCCCTGGCCCGAGAGTTGTGTGCGCCTGCATTGGAGGAAGCCGCATGAAAACGCCCCAGGAGCCGAATATTGTCTCCGTCTTCGTACCCTTCAAGCTCACCAAGCGTGGCGGACGCAAGGAGATGATCCTTCCCCCCGCAAACGAGCTGAGCAGGCCGCGGCATGACAACACCGTGCTCAAGGCTTTGGCCCGGGCATTCCGATGGAAGCGGATGCTCGAAGAGGGCTCATATGCCTCAATCACTGAGCTCGCCGAGCAGGAGAAGATCGGGATGAGCTACCTCACACGCGTGATGCGTATGACATTGCTTGCCCCTGACATCATCAATGCGATCCTAGAGGGGCACCAAGGGGACGGGATTGATCTGACCGTTCTAGCGGCCCCATTCCCAACGGAATGGGGGGCACAGCGGCAGCATTTTGACTTCCCTCCGATGGACAGCTGAACGGGCTCAGTCCAAGCTTGCCTGTAGAGGTGAATCTCAACTAGACTCACCTGTCAACTTTTTGGAAGGTTCCGAAAAGTGATTCGGGGGTGACCGTGGGCGACAGCAAGCCAAGTTTACGATGGGGAGTGGAGCAGAAGCTCCAGTTCATCGAATTCCGCTTGTTCTGGGAGGGCCACGTCAACCGGAGCGATCTGATCGACAAATTCGGGGTCTCGCCAAACCAGGCATCGGGCGACCTAAACCGTTATATCGCCTTAGCCCCGGACAACATGGTCTACGATAAGAGCGGCAAGACCTATGTTCGCTCTTCTGCTTTCAAGCCCCTGTTTCTGAAGCCTGACGCGACCCAATATCTGTCGCAGGTCCGCTCCGTGGCTGAGGGGATCATCACACCTGATGATGCCTGGATCGGAAATCTACCGGCCTTTGACGCGACGCCTGCACCGGCTCGTGGGATTGATCCTGTTGTCCTGCGGTCAATCGTCACCGCCAACAAGCGGCATGAGGCTATAGAAGTTCTATATCAGTCCATGTCAGCACCGGATCCAGAGTGGCGCTGGATTGCACCGCACGCCCTCGCATTCGATGGGTTCCGTTGGCACGCCCGATCCTTCTGCGAGAAGAGCGGTGAGTACCGCGACTTCGTAATCTCTCGTATCCTTGAGACGCGTCAAACAAGAGCCGCCAAGAAGCAGGCAGTGTCAGATGCCGCTTGGGAGGAGGTGGTCGAGCTTGAGGTTGGACCTCATCCTGATCTCAGCCCCAACCAGAGGCGGGTAATCGAGCTTGATTATGGGATGAAGAATGGGAGAGTTACGATCCCGGTCCGCAGAGCGCTGCTCTACTATGCGCTGAAGCGGCTGGGGCTCGACACCGATCCTTCAGCCCGAAAGCCGCAAGATCAGCAAATTGTAATCTTAAACGACGCAGTTTCGATGCTGGGTATGAATGTTGAAAACGGAAGGAACCGCTCATGTTGGGGCTAACTCTTAGAGATGAATTTAAGGGCAGGCGTCTAAAGGGCACTGCGATTGAGCTCTCTAACGAGACCAACACTGGCGCGACACAGGTTGCCGCCAGACAGTTCCTCGAGATCACCTATCCTACCCATGACCTGCTGAAGGGCATTGAGGCTGTTGGCCCTAACCAAGGACGTCCGGTAGTCGTGATGGGTGAACGCGGCCTCGGTAAATCTCACTTGATGGCGGCACTTTTTCACGCGGTTAACGATCCAGCATCCACTGAGGCATGGTTAAAAAACTGGGCGGTTACCTTGAGCCAGCCCGAGATAGGCCAAATACCCCTGAGGAGCGGCATGCTGGTGATCGGTGAGAGCCTCCACCGACAGAGATACAAATTTCTCTGGGATCTCCTTTTTGAACGGCATCCACACGGCGCCTTCATCAAAGGCAAATGGGAAGCGCTGGGCACGGACATTCCATCTGATCAGTTGATCTTGGAGCTCCTGCAGCACACACCTTCCATGTTGCTGCTGGACGAATTTCAGACGTGGTATGACGGGTTAACTAACACCAAGCAGTTTCCTTGGAAAAATTGGGCGTTCAATTTCATCCAGATCCTTTCAGAGATCGCAAAGGAGCATCCCGATCGTCTGGCGCTGGTGGTATCGGTGCGTAATGGCGATACCGACGCTTATCAGCAGATCCACCGCGTCAACCCGGTTCAGGTCGACTTCAAGGCTGGTGGCAGCCCAGAGCGTATCCAGCATGATCGCCGCAGGATGCTGTTGCACCGCCTGTTCGAAAACCGTCTGCAAATCAGCAGGGCGGATGTCGAGGCGCTGCTCGGCGTGCACATCGCAGAGTACTTCCGCCTTTTGGACGTCCCGTCCTCCGAACACGACCGAAAGCGCGCTGACTTTATCGAGTCCTGGCCATATGCCCCGCATCTCCTGCAGTTGCTGGAAGATCAGGTCCTAGTCGCTACCGACGCGCAGGAAACGCGCGACCTCATCCGCATTCTGGCCAACCTCTTTAAAAGCCGGGGAGATACGGCCTCTGTTCTGACAGCAGCTGACTTCAGACTGGATGACGAGAATTCAGGTATCGGGGCGTTGTTGGACTCGGTCGCCAACCAGCAACACCGGACGCTCCGCGAAAAGGCGCTACGTAACCTGACCTCGGTGGTTGATGCCGTCCCGGGCCATGCCGCCAAGGTACCCCACCTGCAGGAAATCATCGGGGCGCTCTGGCTTCGTTCAATTGCGGTCGGCAACCTTGCCGGCGCAGAGCCCTCGACCCTTCAGGTCGACATCACGCAGGGCAAGGCAATCGATGACAATGGTTTCCAGGTCGAACTGGCGACGGTCATCGAGAACAGTTTCAATATCCACCAAGAAGGCCAAAGGCTCGTCTTCCGCGAGGACGAGAACCCCCAGGCCAAGCTTATGGCGTCGGCTCGCAATGATAAACTCTTCAGCAATGGTGAGGACCTAGCACAGCTGGCGAAGGAAGTTCGCTATGTGGTCGGCGGCTCCGAAGAGGTCGCAAAGACCTTTAGGGTTATCGCTCTTCCGCGGGAGTGGCTGACCGACCCATGGACGGCGCTGGATGAAGCCGAGCACCCAGACCGTTGGGACGACCGCCTGCCAATTCTTCTGCTCCCCGAGGAGCCTGACAAGATCAACGAGCGCCTCGGCCGGTGGCTCAAGGAACATCTTCAGAAGCGCCGCAACACCATTCGCTTCCTGCTGCCTCGCGCCGGCTCCTCGAATGCATTTTACGATCGAGATCTGCTGATCCTCGCGCGCGCTGCAATGAAGGCTCAGGAGTGGAGCGGTCAAAACCCCGAGTATCGGAAGCTCCAGGCCAAATACCAAGGTGAGCTCAGGGACATACTGAAAAAGCGGTTCGACCGGTTTGCAGTCCTACATCGCTGGAATTTCGTCGACCCTGAAAGGTGCGAGTTCAGCGTTGAGGCGCTGCGCGAGCAGGGGGCCAAGATCCCGGAGGCTTTGGAGCAGGCGGTCGTAAACGACCTTTTTGTGCCCGAAGATTTCCAAGCGCTGGTCCTAGAGGCGGCGGCCGACAATGCCTCGGTCGGCAAACTGCTCAAGGAACTTCAAGAGCCCCGTGCGGGCGGCCTGGACTGCACGCCGTGGCTGGGTGAAACCGCCATGAAAGAGCGGATCGTGCGCCTTTGCGCTAGGGGCAAAATCGCGATCAATCTGCGCGGAATGGAATATCTCCAGTCCCAGCCAGGTGAGGATGAAGACACGGCATGGCGCCGCCTGCGTCCGAAACTGTCCTTCACCGGCCGTCAGCTTGATGAAGTGTTCCTCCTGCCACCTTCTGCCGTGCCGTCGACAGGCGGGGCAACGCCGCCGGTACCGGATGTGCCAGCCCCCGTCCCCGTGGGCGGCCTCTTTGGCGGCCAATCGACCACAGGTAGCTCGCCTTCGCCGATCCCTACGACGCCCGGTCCAGGTCCGACCGACGGCATGCCGTCCCCGGGCTCTGGCGGCATCTTCGGCGGCGGCGGTTCACAGCCTCGCGTGAGACTTTCCAATCCGCCGACGTCTGCCCTAAATCTGATCGGCCGACTTGAGGGTTGGGGCATCGGGCCGGCGACGCCGGTCGGCGGGGTCACGCTCGTAGTATCCGCCGCAACCGGAGCTCAACTCAAGGAGCTCCTACGGAAGCTGCCAGACGGCATGACCTTTGAGCTCTCCTTGGACAAAGAGGAAGGCTGATGGCTCTGGGTGTTGACGAACTCCGCGAGCTGGCAAGCGCGACATCAAAGGCCGCGTGGCAGTCCATCATCAGCCGCGCGGTCGAAACCTGTTCAGCGCCCCTGTCGGCGGCGACGGCTCAAAGCGAGGTGACCCGGCGCGATCGCGAAATCGGCACACTCGACCATTTCCTTTCCGCGGGTGGCTGGGATCTCTGGAAGCAGTTTGGCCAGGATGTCGAACGGACGTCAGACCGTCTGGCGCGGTGGTGGGCCGAGCCCTACAGCGCCAAGGCCGTACTAATCCTCGACGGCTTGAGCCTACGCGAACTGCCCTGGCTCATCGCAGGTGCAAAGGAACGCGGTTTCATCCTTCATGAGGCCACGGCCACAGGCTCCGAGCTGCCCAGCGACACCAACTCATTTGCAAGAGGGTTGGGCCTCAATAGCCGAAGTCAGCTTCAAAATAATGGTGGCGGCTCAGCACATCGGCTGACACCTGCCAAAACCGAATGCATCGACCTGCCCTGGGCCGACTGCGCAAATCTCATTGACGCTTCGCCAAACTGGCTATTCTGGCACCAATGGCCGGACAGCAAGATCCACGATGGGTCGGGCGCTGGACAAGGACTGGATGTCCTGACCCGAGATGTTGCCGAGCAGCTGAGCAGCGACGACTTTTGGGCATTTGTTGAGCGCTTGGCGACCGGCCGACGGCTGATCATCACCTCTGATCATGGCTACGCGGCCACAGGGCTGTTCTTCGATGCCGCCGACCAGCAGGCCAACTACCTCAAATCGGCCCTGAAGAGTGGCCGCAGCATCGCTGGCGAGATTGACCCGGGACCGTTTGTCCCGCCGATTGTGATGCAGGCAAACGGATCTAACGGCGCACATCTTCTGGCGGTAGGCCGCTGGAAATGGCGCAGTCAGGGCGGCTACCCAACATTGGCCCATGGCGGCCTTTCACTGCTCGAAGTGCTCTCGCCCTTCATCGAGCTATCTATCTAAGGACAATAGGCTGTGGCCACGAAAAAAGAATTCATTGCCCAGGAAGTAGCCCGTGAGGTTGGCGCCGGGCGTGCCGCTGCTCTGGAAACGGTAGATTTTAGCGATCCCAACCGACCTAAAACTTGCCTTGAGGTGGACTTCCCGATCCTATCAGTGAACCAGGTGGCCGCGATAGAAGGTCCTGCAAGCAAACCAATTTATCAGATGTCTAAATGGTGGGCGCGTCGGCGGTCCAGCGTATTCCGCTCAATGCTTATCGCGGCCGCAACAAGAGCTCCAGAAGATCCGTCCCACGCGGCTAAATTGGTGTGGGACAACTATTATGCTAATCATCAGAAAAAGGGGGGCTACAAACATTTGAAAGTGGCCGACATCTTTATGGGGGGTGGCACTACTCTGGTTGAGGGGTCACGCCTCGGCATGCAGATGTCAGGTAATGACCTTAATCCCGTTGCCTGGTTTGTGGTGAAGCAGGAATTGGCAGATGTCGACCTTGATGAGGTAAAGTGCCTACTGACAGACATCGAAGCCGACGTGAAACCTCAAATCATGCCATTCTACTATTGTGATGGCCCTAACGGTGAAACAGGCGTCTGGAAGCATAAACCCTCAGGTAAAGTGATGGGCGCGGATTTTGACCCGCTGGCCCTCTTGCCTGAAGAGCGAAAAGACTACAGCTACGAAGGGCCTGAAATTATCTACACTTTTTGGGCAAAACATGGACTTTGCAAGGTTACAGGCTGCGGCCATCGTACGCCAATCATGACCAGCCCCGTTGTGGCTGTTAAATCGATTTCCGTGAAAAGTTGGAGGCACAACTGCTCAGCATGCGGAGGCGCTTACGACATTGAGGATACGGAAGCGAGAATGGCGCCAAGCATTCCTCTTTTTGTAGCAGATGATGAGGTAAAATTCTCCCATATTAATAGTAATGGTAAAGTAATATGTCCTCACTGCGGGGACGAGGATATGGTTAAATTAGGAAAGTCGAAAAATAAGTCAGTTTCACTTTCTTTACTTGTTCATCCTGATTGGCTCAATGGAATTAATTCTGTCGGCTCTGATGGAAATACATTTGGTGGATCGACTCAAGATTCGCCATCCTCTACTGCAGAATGGAACATAGCTCGGTCGCAAAATGTCCGCCTCCTTGAGGTTAGGGGCGACCTACCCGCGCAAGTTACGTGTCCAGAAACTGGGCGGACATTTGCCACCGGAAAGGCCGGTGGCACTGTCCCTGGCAAGGCTAAATTCACTTGTTCTGCCTGTGGCGCATTGAATGACGTCTTGGCCTCAGCAAAACAAACCGGAAAAAATGGGCCAATGTCGGCTTATGCGATCCATGCATATTCAAAACAGAGGAGAGCGTCTGGCGCGCCTTACAATGGCCGTTTCTTCGCGCCCTTTGGCGAGCGCGAGGCCAAGCAAATGAACGCTGCTATTATGGAGTGGGAAGCCCGTAAGTCTAAAGATCTAGACGGATGTTGGCCTCGCGAGGCAATTCCCGATGGATTTATGACAACGCATAACAACGGCGATATAAAAAATGGCCATGGATATCATTATTGGTCAGATATGTTCAACGCGCGCGAACTCCTCGCGCACTCTCTTTTATTAAAATCAATAATGAGTGTTGGAGATTACTCCAAAGAGGTGCGAGAGTATGTTCTCGGGTGCCTGCAGCAATACGTAAGAAATAATAATAACTTTACTATATGGAACACACAAGCTGATCAGCTTGAGCCAATGTTCTCTAATAACAATTTTCACCCCAAGCAGACTACAGTGGAAAATTCCGTTTTCGGTGAATATGGAAGAGGTAATTGGAACGGTTGCGCCCGAGGTATTTTGGATGGCCTTCAGTGGACCAATGACCCTTGGGATATTGTGGCTAAATCCAACCTCGAAAGCTGCGGCCGAACAGACCTAGCGTCTGAAATTCCAGGCAAGGGTGTAAAAGTTAATCTGAAGGATCCTGTGCGCGGTGCCGATGTGCGGTGTCATTCATCCACTGATCTCGATTTTATCGCTGATGCTTCTTTGGACTTGGTGATTACTGATCCGCCATTCGGGGGGCTCCTGCACTATTCGGAATTGAGCGACTTTTTTTACGTTTGGCTGCGAGCGGCTCTCAAGGATAATTATCCGTCGCACTTTGGCGCATCTGCCACCCCAAAGGCTCTCGAGGCAGTGTCGAACAGGGCAAGAGAACCAGAAGACCCGGATGGTTTTTACAAAAGAATTCTAACTGATTGTTGGAAAGAAGCTCACCGCATTCTTAAGGCCGGTGGCATATTGAGTTTTACTTTCCACCATAGCGCCGACGAGCCTTGGATCGCTGTGCTCGAGTCTCTATTCGATGCGGGTTTTTACCTTGAGGCGACCTATCCCATTCGGTCGGATGAAACCAAGGGTGAAGGTGCGAAACCAGGAACCTTTGGCTCTCAGACTATTGAATACGACATTATTCACGTCTGTCGGAAACGTACGGAAGAGCCTAAGCCGGTCAGCTGGGGCCGGATGCGCCGCGAGGTGCTTGCTGACGTCCGTCAGCTGCAAGGCATGCTGGAAAATCACGCCAGGGCGGGCCTGCCTGCAGCAGATCTGCAGGTCATCCGCCGTGGCAAGGCGCTCGAGTATTTTTCGCGTCACTACGGCAAGGTTTATGTCGACGAGGGTCGCCCGATCTCCGTCAAGGACGCGCTGGTGGGCATCAACCAGCTGATCGATGAGGACGCGAACAAGACCGCCGAGCCGCCGCCGGTGACAGCGGAACCGATCACTCGTCAGTTCCTGCGCATATTCGACGGAAAGACTGAGCTCGCCCGCGATCAGATGCAGAAGCTACTCCGCGGTTCTGGCATCGCGCCCGATGAATTTACCAGCCGTGGTTGGGCAAGCGAAGAGAAGAAGGTCTTTCACCTGGCCAATCCTTTGGACTTTGCTCGGGACTGGCAAGGCAAGCATCGCCGTAGGCTGACGGCTGACCTCGATCAGGCGCTGGTTCTTGTGGGCGCCTGTTACGATGGCAGTGGGATCAATGCGTCTGACACGCTGAAGAACGACAATTTCAAGCCCCATCCGGCGCTCAAGGGTCTCTTGGAGTGGTTGGGCAAGCGCGCGCCGAACCAGCCGATGCGCAACGCGTCCTCCAGGGCGCTCTCCATCTACAACGCCTGGGCGGCCAGCAACAAAGACGCCGTCGTTCAGATGTCCTTGTTCCTGGAGGACTGACCATGAAGCGATTGCTCGACAGCGTGTGGCAGCGCCGAGGCGTAAGCTGGATTTGGGATGATGAAGCGCTCTACACCGTGGCGCGCCCTTCGGAAGTTCTCAGCCTGCGGGAGCTGCTTCAGGCCGGTAAGAATTGGCCAGACGACCTGCCGAGCAACGATGGCAATACTCTTGTTGTCGCTGGCCTGGATGCCTGTATCGATCTGTTATCTCCGACCGATGCGGAGACATGGCTGGGGGACGACCTCAAGGCGGCGGTGCTGTCGTTTCAGGACGCCTATTCTGGCGAAGCGGCCTTGGTCTTCTGGTTACCATCCGGCCAGCGCCGCTTTCAGACCGACATGGCCACAGAAGCCGTCCGCTGGCGTTGCGCCGCACCGCACAGTGATCAGCAGGTCGAGTTCGGGCGTCTCATCTGGGGAGAGGCCCGGGACTATCCGCAGGAAATCATTCTCGCCGATGGGGCCAAGCCGTCAGGCTTGTTCCACCTTCGGATCACCTAAGGCGGTCGAATGACAGACCAGCCTCAGTTCGCTCCTGGCGAGAGGATCGCCCACGCTGAGTTCGGCGCCGGCGTCGTCCTGGATGCGCCTCGCGAAGGTTACCTTCGAGCGTTCTTCAGCGTCGGCGAACGTCGGGTTCCTGTTGCCAGCATTCAGGCCGAGGCGTCTCGTACTGAGCGGATTCTTCAGTCGGTTGAAGGCACTGAGGATCGCGCGCGAAAGGCTTGGCTCTCTTACGAGGCGCACGTCCTACCGCTGATGGAGAGCGCGTCGGCTCTGACGTCGGCCCGTATAGACCTGTTGCCGCACCAGGTGGTCCTCACACACCGTATTGCGACGGCTTCACCCCGCAGGTTTCTAATCGCTGATGAGGTGGGTCTGGGCAAAACGATTGAGACCGCGCTCGTCCTGAGAGAGCTGGCTAGCCGCGGAGAGCTCAACCGCGCGCTCATGGTGGTACCGGCAGGATTGGTGAACAATTGGCACCGTGAGCTCAACGAGATCTTCAATCTCGAATTCGAGGTTTTTGGGTCTGAAGGCGACATCACAGACCGCAAGACCAACGCATTCGCCAAGCACGATCTGCTGATTGCGAGCATCGACACGCTAAAGCGCCCGAACCGAATAAAGCGACTTCTGGACGCCCCACGTTGGGATCTGGTGGTGTTCGATGAGGCTCACCACCTGACAGCCTATCGAACGGGAGGAAAGGTCAGGAAGACCGAGAACTACAAACTGGCGGAGGCTCTCAAGGGCCATACCCGTGATCTCCTTCTCCTGTCCGCGACCCCGCATCAGGGCAACCACTTTCAATTCTGGATGCTGATCCAGCTACTCAATCCGACCCTGTTTAACGGACCAGAGGAGATGGTCGAGCATAGGCATCGACTGAATACTGTCATGTACCGCCGGACCAAGGCTGACGCCTGCAAGCCAGATGGTGAGCCGTTGTTCGCCAGGCGCTGGGTCCACACCGAGTCTTTCCTCATGCAGGAAGAAGAGCGCCGCTTTTACGAGAAGCTGCGTGAGTACCTTGAGGACGGTTTCGATCTGGCTAAACGCAAGGGTAGCCAGGGGCGAGCCCTAGGTTTCCTGATGGCGATTTTCCAGAAGATTGCTGCTTCGAGCTTCGCCGCCGTCCGTCGGACCCTGAAGCGGCGGTTGCTAATGCTGACGCTCAAGGAAGCCCTTCTCCGCGACCGCGAGCTCGATATCGAGGGTCGCGAGCGCCTGTACGATGAAGCGCGCGAGCTGATCCATCTCGAGTGGAGCCTCGGTCGCGATCCGATTGGGCGCAGCGAGGTCGATCGGGTGATGGCCGACCTTAAGTACCGGCTTGCCAGAAAGCTCGACGACGACGCCTTAGAAATGGCCTCAGACCCTTACGGCAGCGAGTTCGCCGTGTCACACGTCGAGGATATCGCCTCGTCCGTCGTGGACCTTCATCTGCCCGAGGAGCGGCTGCGCATCGGCGACCTGCTCGAAGCGTTCCCGCAACCACGCGAGACCAAGGTCCAGAAGCTTCTGGATGGTTTGGGAACGCTGTGGCGTCAAAATCCAGGCGAGAAGGTCGTCATCTTTGCGACCTATCTCGGGACTGTCGATCTGATCGCCCGTGAGATCGAGCAGGTCTATCCCGGCCAAGGCGTCGTCGTGCTTCGTGGCGGCGATCATGGCGCCAAGACAGCGGCTGAGCGCCGCTTCCGAACGAAAGACGGGCCCAGGGTTCTGGTCTGCACCGCGGCCGGGCGTGAGGGGATTAATCTCCAGTTTGCCCGTATCCTGTTCAATTTTGATCTGCCCTGGAACCCGATGGATATGGAGCAGCGGATCGGGCGTATCCATCGATACGGCCAGGCACATACTGCCCAGGTCTATAATCTCGTTCTTTCCGACACGATCGAGGGGCGGATATTCCTACTCCTAGACGACAAGCTCACCGAGATAGCCAGGACACTGGGCAAGGTCGACGATCAGGGTAATGTCGCTGAGGATCTCCGGGCTCAAATCTTGGGACAGCTATCCGAACGCTTGAACTACGACCGCGTCTATCAGGAGGCGCTGTCCGATCCCGCTCTGCAGCGGACCACCGTCGAACTCGAGGCCGCGCTATCCAATGCCCGAGAAGCTCGGGAGGTTGTGTTTGATCTGTTCCAGGACCTCGATGGTTTCAGCCTCGACGAGTATCAGCCATTTTCCGACGTCTCGACCGGTATGGGTAGGATCGTCCAATTCTTGTCATCCTCTCTTCCCTACCGACACCAGCGGCTCGCAAAGGTAGATGATCAAACCTACGATCTGACGGCCGCTGATGGGTCACGCAAGGCGCGTTTCACGCTTGATCGCGATGTTGCCACGAGTCAGGAAGGCATCGAATTGCTCGGCTTGGACCACCCGTTGGTTCAGGATGAGCTAGGCCGCTGGAGGGGGCTAGCTCCAGAACAACTGGGCCTTTCCGTATCCAGCGATGACCTCAGCCCGACACTCCTGTCGTTCTGGATTGTCGAGTCCGCTGTCGCGAACGGTGAGCGGCGGACCACGATACAGACCATAGCAGTACAACCGGACGGCACACGTATGCCTGCTGTTGAAAGACAGTCGAGCCATTACCTGAACGCACCTGTCTCCAAACCCTTCCTGACGGCCGAGGAAAGGCTGGGGTTGTTCGCGAACGTGGTCGAGCCCACCCTTCAGCGCGAGCTTAAACACAAGGGCTTAGCTACAGGCGATGGTAGCTACTCTGCCGAGCTGATTGGTTATGTGGAAATTTCCAATGCCTGAAATCGATTGGGCGCCAATGCCTGATGGCGAAAAATTAGCGATTTTAGGCCTTCTGCCAGATCCTTGCATCCTAGTTGATGAGGATGGGGACCTAGGAATTCCTTACGCCCTGACAGAAAGAGTTCATTTATTCACTTTCACATACACCTCCCCGTTGCTTGAAGACGAGTGGTATTTTTGCCGGGCTCAAATTTCAGGCCAACAGGAATGGATATACTTTTTTGAAGGGCTCTTCGATGCGGACGCCATTAGAATAGCCGGCTTAGGGCAGCCAAATGATGAGACCGCAATCCAAATGTATCTCCGAATTGCGGACCATACATGTGAGACACTTCCTGAAAAGATAACTTGCGAGAGTGCGTTCAAAGCCGAAAAATCATGGCTCCTGAGATGGTCGCAAGTCGGATATTATCGTGACTTTCCCGACCTACTAGAGAGTGATTTCGCCTCTTGTGAGTACGTGTTAGAAGAACCTGCGTAATATGCAGCCACATTTTGGATTCGGGTCACGTCTAGCGTTTTGGCTGCCATCTCCAAATCACATCCTCTCCCGAAGATAAATTACGTAAATTCAATGCTCTGCAATCATCCACTAAAACAGGCTCAGTCGAGAGCTTCGGAGAATATCGAGCCTAAGAGAGCATATTCGCGCAGCCACCACAGATGTGCAGTGGAGAGGCTGTTGCCTATAACCCTTGAAATACACGGGATTTTTTGCGCCTGACCCATGGAATAGAATGATTCCAATGGGTTAAATGGCGGAGACGGAGGGATTCGAACCCTCGATACGGTTTTGCCGTATACTCACTTTCCAGGCGAGCGCCTTCGACCACTCGGCCACGTCTCCGCATCCTGGATGGCGCGCCCTATCGTGAGAATGCCG